AACGATTGCAACGCGCTCGGCCATCTGGTCGCTGTCGGCCCATCGGTCGCACGGCAGGCCCTTCCGGCGGCGGCGGGTGTATTCGGTGGCCGCCTCGATGTCTGCCGCGTGCGTCTCCATCGTGTGCAAGAAATCGTCCATCGTCATACTGCTTTCCTCACTCTCGCCCACCAGATGCGCAGGCGAACTTCCAGCCAATGAAACCGCCGCATCTTGAAAAACACCGGCTGCCCGGTGCGCCCGATCCGCCAGTTTTCGTGCGGCGAGCGATTGATGTTGCAGACGGTCATGCCCCTGTAGCGCAGCCGCGCGTGATTGCGCCGCTCGCCGTCGTGGGCGACGAAAAGGATCTCCACCTCGCCCGTGCTCAGGGCTTTCCGCAACTCCCGCTCGCCGCCGAGCATTTCACGGGCCAGCCCGAGCGCGTAGCCGTCGCAGTCGTCGCGGATCGCCATGCCGGGCACGCGCTTCGGAATGCCCCATACCTCGGCGTAGCCGCCTGTCTCGCGGTCGGATGTCCAGATGAAGCCCTCTGCCCACGCCTTCGCAATGCCGATCTCGGCAGGCGTCCACACGTCGTGGGCGGCGGTGAAGTTGAAGGGCATCATCCGATGTCCGGGCCGCGCGACACAAGCTGATAGCTGGTGCCGCCGTCAGTCGTCACGATTTCGAATGCCGCCTTGCGCTGGTAGGTGGGCGGGAGGATCACCGGCGCCTCAAGCGCAGCCGGGAAGTTGATTGTGGGCGAGCGGGCGAGGGAATACTGAAACACTGCGTCGGTGGTTGATCCGGTAACAAAAAATGCTGTCCCGTCTGGATTAATAAAAATGCCGGTCGGGTTTGTCGCCTGCCCGCTGATGTCAAAGGCACTATCGTGCGTGGCCGTCGAAATGTTCCACGCCGTGCCGAGCGTATACTTGTTCACCTCATCGTCACCGCCGACAATGAACATTTCTGTGCCATCGGGTTTGAAGTGCACTTCACCCAAGTTGTCTTCTTGCGACCCCACGTCAAGATCGCGAACATAACTGGCCGTCGAAACATTCCAAGCGGTAGAAAGGTCATACTCAATAATTTCTTGCGTGCTTCCGCCGCCGGCCACATACATCTTCGTGCCGTCTGATTTGAAAAACAGACCTTTGGGGCTAGCTGTCTGCCCGCTCACGCTGAAATTGCGCACGTAACTGGCGCTGGAAACATCCCATGCCGTCGAAAGCGAGTATTCATTCACATCGTCGCCCGACGTGCCGGTCACATACATTGCCGTGCCATCGGCCTTGAAGGCCAAGCCTTCGGGGGAGATTTCTTGCGACGATACCGAAAAAGACTGGACAAACCTTGCAGTCGAGAGATCCCATTTTACTGTCAGATCATACTGATGAACGCTGTCGCTCGTGGCGCCCAGAACATACATTTTCGCGCCGTCGTCTCCGAAAACAACGTCATTGGGCGTGGACTCCTGCTCCGAAACATCGAAACTCACACCTTCATATGCCGCAACGCCGAAATTCCAGCCATCATCCCACGCGTGCTCGATGATGATGGTCGCGCGGTCCACCGTGTCCGGATTGCTGAACACGAAATCGGTGGTCTGCTGCGAAAGCGTAGACGTGAAGATGTCGCCTACGCTGAAATCCACGGTCTGCGTGGCGCCGGTCAGGTTGGCGGTGGCGAGGCCGCCCCCCGCCTCGCTTTCCTTCGCCATCGCCTCGTAGGTGCCCGTTCCGGTGCCCACGGCGAGGCGGTCCTCGTCGGTGATGAGGTAGGGCTCGCCCTGGTGCAGCCCGGAGGCGCCCGCCGCCGTGTCGATCTCCGCGCGCGTGCCGCGCTTGATCTGAATCCGCACGCTCATGTCACGCCGCCCCGAAGATGCGGCGCCACCGCGGGCGCTGTTCAGGTTCAGGCGCGCTCCACGTCACGGGCTCGGGCATGTCTTCGATGGGCTCCCAAACTGCGCGCATCATCTGCCCGTCCGGCGTCCGATAGATCAGCGCATCGGACGGCGCGTGCCACGTCATGACGCCGGGCGACATATGGGCCGCGGCCTCGGACATGGGCAGATCGGTGCGCGCCAACCGGGTCAGGTCGGGCGTATAATGCAGCGGCCGCATCGCCTCACCGCGCATCAAAAACTCTCCATTGGTCGGATAGGTCATCAGAACGTGCCCCCATCGATGGTGCCGCTGTCAATCGTCACGCCGTCGATGGTGCCGCCGGTAATCGCCACGGCGTTCGCGGCCTGCGTGGCCATGGTCCCGAGGCCGAGCGTGCCGCGCGCGGTGGCCGCGTCGGCGTCGTCCAGAAGCGTCCGCGCGAAGGCGGTGAGCGCCGCCGTGGCAAAGCTGTCGGCGCCGTCCGCGTAGATCACCTGATCCGCCGAGACCGTCACCCCGGCAAGCGCGGTGAGCGTGGCGTCGAGGCCCTGCGCATCGGTGATGCCGTAGCCCGCCAGCGTCGTGGGGCTCGTGCCCGCCGTCACGCGGCCGTAGGTGTCCACCGTCACGCTCTTGTAGGTGCCGGGGCTCACCGCCGTGGTGGCGAGGTCGATGCCCGAGGCCCCCACCGTGATCCGGCCGGAGTCCACCGTCTGCACCGCGAACTCGGACGAACTGAGCACCAGCCCGTCCCCGGCGGTGTAGGTCGTGCCGCCGCCGAACACCGAAAAGGTAAGCGCCGTGGTATCCAGCGTGATCGCGCCGGTGGTGGTCAGGACGAATTGCTTGCCCCCGCCCGCCGTGCCTTCCTCCACGAAGGTGAGCGCGCCGCTGGAAACATCCGCGTCACTGTCGAAATCGGTGGCGCGCGACCATGCCGAGGCGTCGGCCACGTAGATGCCATTCGCGCTTCCGCTGGTCTGGTTCTTCACCAGCACCCGGTCGCCCGTTACCACGCTCACACCGTCGATGGTCTGCTCGCCGGAGAGCGTGATGTTGGCGGTGGTCGCGGCCCGGCACGATTCCTTGAAGTCGAGCCCGGCGGTGAGGCCATCGACGTAGCTCTTGTTCACCGCGTCCGAATTTGCCGTGGGCGCCCCCACGTTCGTGATCCGGTAGCCGTCGAAGCTGATGTTGCCGGTCGGCACCGTCAGGTCGCTCAGGCTGTGCGTGTGATCTGCGTCCGCCTTGGCCGAGCCGCCGAGCGCCACCACGGAGGTGGCATCGCCCTCGCCGTCGTCACCATACCCGCCGTAGAGGATGCCCTCGTCGGCGTCGGCCATGTTCCAGGCCAGCTCGGCAGTTTTCAGCGCCGAAGGGGCGCCAGTTACGCCACTGACGCGGCGCTTGATCCGAATATCCGTCATGTCTCGATCTCCTAGAAATTGCCGCCGTCAACGATCAGGCCCACGTCGCCCGCCTCGCCGGGCGGCCCCTGCGGCCCCGGCACGCCGCCGATCTCCACCACCGCCGGGGCGCTGGCGATCTCCACCGTCACGCCCTCGGCCGTCTCCACCAGGATCGGGGCGGTGGCGATCTCGATCTCGATTTCAGCAGGCGTGCTCATGCCAGCCCCCGCGTGATCGGGTCATCGACGGGGATGGTGAGCCGAAAGCCCATGTGCGTGTCGGGGTCGGTGTCCGTCCGCACCATGTCGAAGACGACGCTGCCCTCGGCCATGGCGGCCGTCTCGGCGGCCGGGATCTCGATGTCCACATGCTCGGCGTCCACCCGCGTGATCTCGCCGTCGGCGGTGGTGAGCGTGGCGAGGATCGTTTCGGAATCCTCGCTGCTCCGGACATGGCCGGTGAAGGTCGCGGCCACGTCCACCGCCAGTTGCAGGCGCACGCGGTAGGGGTATCCGCGCATGATGATCGGGCCGGCACGTCTATAGACGGTCATCGCATTCGCGCTCCCATGTCAGGTTCGTCTGGAAATCCCGGCGAAGGTTCCACGGCGCGTTCTCGGCCCGCCAATCGAGCTCGGCTTGGCTGAACCGGCGCGGTTCCTCCACGTCGCAGAACTCCACCCCGGCGTAGATCACCGTGGGCTCACGGGCGCAGCCACTCAGGAGGCACGCTGCGCAGATCGTCATCGCCCATTTGGTCAACGGCTCGGTCACTCTGCCGGTCCCTCTCGATAGCGCCGAGCCGCCCGGTGCAGCCGGCGAGTTGCGTTGCCAGCGCGGCGCTCTCCGCGCGCAGGGCGGCCACCTCGCGGCTCTGCCATGCGAAGCCCCCGGCGAAAGCAACCGCCGCCCCAGCGGCCAACGCGGCGGCCGTGCGCCAGATCATCCGCCCAGGAAACGCCCGGCGCGGGCGTCCTCCACCAGCGAGGCGCGCACCCGGCGCAGTCCGCGCTTGCCGAAGCGGGCGGCCACCACCACCACCAGCGCGACGAGCAGGATCGGCCAGTAGGTGACGAGGATGCGCTGCGCGGCTTCGAGCGCGCCCTCGGCCCGCTGCGCCGCGGCGCCCACCTCGAGCAGCCCGCCGATGCTCGCGGCCGAGACGGTCGTGCCCTCCACCGCGCTAAGGCCGCGCTCCATCTTCCGCGTCTCGGCGACGGGCACCTCGGCCTCGAGATCGGCCTCGGCCACCTCGCGCGGGGCGCGGGCGGGGGCCTCATCGAGCGCCGCCCATGTCGCCGGGCCCACGATGCCGTCGGTGACGAGCCCGTGATCGGCCTGGAAGGCGAGCACCGCGGCGCGGGTTCGGGCGCCGAAGAGCCCGTCGGCCCGGCCGGCATGGTAGCCGCGCGCGGCGAGATCGGCCTGCAACTCGCGCACCGCGCGCAGCGGCGCGGCGTTGCCGTGGCGCAGCGTCGGCCGCGGGTCGCGCGCCGGCGCGATGCCCGCCACCTGGCGCACCATCTCGCGCAGGTACTCGCCCACCGGGATCGCGCCGGCGAGATCGCGGCGGAAGGGCAGGCGGGTGATGTCCCATTTCCCGCGCTGGGGCACGCCGAGCACGGGCTCCACCTCGGCGTGGGTCAGCACCGTCTGCGGCGTGATCGGAATCGAGTGCTGGTGCGCGAGATCGGCGATGAGGATGCAGGCCGCGCGCCACTGCCGCTCGGTGATCGGCGAGGGGCCCGGGTCGAACGGCGCCTCGCGCGCGCCGTGCATCCCGCAAAGCGCCACGCCGATGGAGCCGGTGTTGAGGTGGCGGGTGTGGGCGGCATAGTCGCCGTCTGCCGTCACCACGTTGTCGGCGATCTCGTGGGTGCCGGCCACGATGGTGCCGTCGTATTCCACGAGCCGGTGGTAGGCCCGGCGATCCACGTCGGACGCGCGGCCGCCGCCGGCGGTCCAGTGCAGGATGATGCGCTGCATGTCGTGCTCCTATTCCGCCCCGGCGATCCGCATGGTGACGGCCACGATGGTGCCCCCGGCGAGAAGCCCGAACGTCGCCGCGCCGAGCGCCACGCGCACCCAGTCGCGGGTGCTTTGGGCGCCTTCGACGCGGGTGTGATCACTGGCGATCTTCACGGCCGTGGCGGTGGTGTTGGCGTGTACCTCGGCCGGGATGCTTTCGATGTGGCGCAGTTTCGTTTCGATCCGCGCGAGCCGGTCGGTGGCTTCCTGACGGTGCTCGGCCGCCTCCTCGCTGGCGCGGTTGAGCATCCGCAACTGCTCTTGGATCGCGCCAAGCTCGCGGGCGATGTGGTTCTCGGTCATGGGCCGCTCCTGCTGTTGTGAGCGGCCCATGCCGCTCGGTGTGCTCAGTCGTCGTCGCCGTCGTCGCCGTCGTTCGCGAAGCCGCCGGGCGCGCGGGGCGGGCTGTCCTCGCCGCCGTCGTCGCCGTCGTTGGCCCAGCCGCCGGGGCGCGGGGGCTTCGGGGGCTCGCTGGAGCCGTCGTCGCCGTCGTAGGCGCCGCCGTTGCCGGAGCCGACACCGCCGCCGGGGGCGCTGCTGTAGCCGGTGTGCGGGCCGGGGTCGAACACGTCGCCGGGCCGGGGCTCGCCCGGCTTCCACTCGGGCTCGGCGGGCTCGCTGGAGCCGTCGTCGCCGTCATAGGCCAGCGCGGCAGTCGCGGGCGCAGGATCGATCACCGCCGTGACGGTGGCGCGCGGCGTGGGAGCCGGGCTGCTGGCGGGAGCAGCCGCCGGGGCGCGATCGCGCTCGGTGCCGACATTGGCGCCGATGCCGGTGGGGGGCGAGCACGCGGCAAGCGCGCCCGCTGCGGCAAGCGCCGCGCAGGTCGTGAGAAGTCGCATCGTAATCTCCTGTGGGGTGTGCAGTTGTCGTGTGCGGGGCCGCAGCCCCTATTCGGGCGGCTCAGGCCGCCGGAATGATCATGCCGGGGTCAGGCGAATGTGCGTGATGCGCGCGCGTTGGTCGGCAAGGTTGCCCGGGGAATACGAGCCGCTGCCAGCCGGGCCGGAGGCGATTTGAGTGATGGCGTCCTGCAAAAACGTTGAAACGCTTTCGCCGTGCAGCGTGTAACCTGCGCCATCGCCCGAACCCCAGAATCCAGCCGACCCGCGGCCTGTCTCAAGCGATATGACAACCGACAGGTCTGCCGAGGCCATGGTGACGCTCGGCACGCCGCTAGAACTGTTGTTGGACGCCGACGCGCCCCATGCCGCGCCGGTAAAGGCCACGAGGGCCTTGGCGGCGGGCGCGTTGGAAAACTCGGCTACCCCTGAGTTAGTAAACACCCGGTAAGCGAGAAACAGCGCGCCACCACTAACTTCTACACTATAGACCACCGTGGCATCTTGGGGCTCGTCCGGAAAGCCGGATGACGCGTCTGATGCGCTCGCGTATATCACCAGCGCCCCGGCTGGCACCGCGAGTGACAGATCCTGCCCGCTCGGCGAGAACGCGCCGCCGAAGTAAGCGATGCTGCTCCCACGAGCGCCCGCTACCACCGGGCCGGGCATCAGAATACCGGGCAGCATCATTGCTCCAGCACCCCGCCCCCGACGATCACCTCGCCCGTGGCCGAGCCCGTCAGAAAGATCACCGCCGGGGCCGTGTCCGTCACCGCCACCGTCGGCAGCCCGCCGCCCGCGCCGAAATAGTGCGTGCCGAATGTGATGGTCCGCTCCGTGCTGGTGCTCGAAACGATCCGGACCTTGATCGTCACGCCGTCTTTCACGTTCAGCGGGTTCGCGATCACGCGGTTCGCCGTCACCGCCCATGTGCAGACCCGGTGCAGATCGAAATCGGGCGTAAAGTCCGCCGCGCCCGAGATCACCACCGGCGCCAGCGCATCCGCGATCCGCCGGGGAGTGACAAGCCCGGTCCCCGTCAGGTCGATCAGCGCCGCCGCCGCTACCTCGTCGCTCTGGTAGAGATCGCCGAGCGAGACCACCCGGTTGATCTCGGCGGTGGAAGCCGTCACACCGTCCAGCTTGTTGATCTCGGCGGCGCTCGCCGTGATGCCAAGCCCGGCGAGGTTCGTCACCCCGCCCAGCCGATCCCAATTGGTCGCGTCCGTGCTCGGATCGCCCGTCTCGCCGCTGTGCGTCAGCTTGGCCCGGTAGGTCTGGAAATCCACCGGGCTCCACACCGCGTCACCGGCCGTGTAGCTCGCCGCGCTCACCCAGGCCGAGGCGCCGACCGTCAAGGCGGCCGAGTCGCGCGCGGCTTCCGCTGCCGTCTGCGCGGCTTCCGCATTGGTCGCGGCGGTTTCCGCCTCGCCGACAGCCGTGTTCAACTCCGGGATCGTGACAGCCAACTCGGTTGAAGTGGTCTTGATGGCATTCAAGAACGCCGTGATGTTGGTATTGAATGCCGCCTGCCCTTGCGTCCGATCAGGCGCCGTGGCCGTGATCGGCGTTACAGTGGTGACAGTGGTTGCCATCAGGTCAGCCCTCGCACTTCAAGATCATAAAACGCATGGTTTCCGGGATCGTGGGTGGCCTCGAACTCGCCGACAATGCCGAAGATCGTGGCGCCGTAGCCGTCCAGATCGGGGCCGGGATAGAACACCGCCGGCCGGGCGCGCTGCTCCACGAGAAGCGCCCGCACCCACTCAACATCGCCTTTGAGCACTGCCACCTGGTAGTCGGCGGTTTCGATGTAGCCGCGCTCTACCAGCGTGATCCGGCCGAAGATGTCTTCCTCTTTCGTGGAAAAATCCTCGTAACCCACGCTCACGTTGCTGGTGACGGAGCCGATCCTGTATTCGCGCCCCGGCACGATCTGCCCCACCTTCGCGGTGCCGCCGGCCTTCGTGACGGTCACGTCGATCTGCGCGTCTTCGTAGGCCGGCAAATCCAGAAACAGCGTCTTCGAAAGCACCCGGATCGGCTCGAAAAACCATGTGAAGAAGTCAATCACGCGGCTGTCGTCGCGCATGTTCCGGGTTTCGTTAAACACCTCGCCGTCGGTGGCGTCCGTCACCTGAACCTGCACCGTGTCGGCGTCGACGTTGAAAAACGCCATGGCGTTGACGATGCTCGGATCTTCGATCCGGTATGTGATTTCATCGGCGGCCGAGGCCTGATCGCCGATCACCGCGTCGAACGCCTTGTAACGGTTCGTCGCGCTTACCAGCACCCATTCGGCGCCGCTGTTGCTCGGCGTGACGCCTTGCGTGTTGTCGACCAAGCACTCGAACACCTGATTTTCATAAATCACGCGGTTGCCGGCCCAATAGTTTGTCGCGGCCGAGTAGGCAGCGTGCTCGTTTTCAGGGAGGCTGGTCGCGGTCAGGTTGGTGGGCGTGACGGCGAGACGGACAATCATCCTCATGGCGTCGTCTCCAGCGTCGTATCGGGCGCATTGATGACTGGCACGCCGCCCTGTTGATCCCAGCGGCGCAGCGGGGCTGCGGTGCGGCGGGTGTTCCGCTCGACCGCCGTAAGGAGCCGGTTCACGTCACGGCGCAGCGCCTTGATTTCTTCGGAGGCCGCGCCGCCCATCATGTCTTGCGTTTGCCGGGCCGAGTAGTAGCGCGCCGGGCCGGTGGCCTCGATCTCCGGCCCCTGCTCACCGACGAGGCGAATGCCGCCCATGTGCAGACCGCCAGCCGCAAAGGCCGGGTATTGGCCCGAGTTCACGGCGTCGGCCAGTCGCGCAAGGTCAAGTGATGTCAGCCGAGACGCGCTCGGGATTGCGCCGGCGTTGAAAAGATCCTGTCTTGAGCGCCAGCCCCCAAGGGGGCCTGCGACACCCGGCGTGCCGCCCTGCGTCAAGGACGAGAAGTCCGACGCGGTATAGGTCGTTGGTGTCGGGGTCGTCGGCGTCGTCCCGCCCGTCGTCGTCGCACCGCCGCCACTGTCCGACGTGCTCGGATCGGAACCGCCCGAAACGCTGGTCGAAAAGCCTTGATTGAGCGCGCTCAGAAGCGCGTTTTTCATGATGTTCGTGGCGCTGATCTGATCATCGATCGCGTTGACAACCGTGCCGCGCATGGTGACAACGGCGGCCTGCACGTTGTCTGTCGCGACCCGCACCGTGCCGACCTCGTTGAACACGTCGGTTGACCGGGCAAGCTGATTATCCAGCCGCTCCAGCTGCTGACCGCGCCACACATCGTTGCGGGCAAGCTGGCGCTCAAGAGCGTCAACCGCCGCCTCGTCGGCCGTCATCGTGTCTTCGGCCTGCGCGAGCAGCTTTTCGATTGTGTCGGAGGTTTTCCCGAACTCGCGGGCATAGGTCAGGAAATCGCTATACAGCGCCTCGCTCGGCTCGCTCACGGCTTGCAGGGCGCGATCGAGCGCATCCGGGTCATCTACCCCGCCGCGAGCAAGGAAGCCCTCTAGCGTAGCCTGCCCCTGCGCCAGCGAGGCCGCCGAGGCGCCCGGCGCATTGAACCGCCGCCCGGTGGACGCCTCAAGAAGCGCCTCGTAGATGTCTGTTGACCCGCGCAGCCGTTGTTCCGCAGCCTGCAACTGATCCTCAAGCGCCCCGGCGAGATCGCGCGCCGCGTCTTCGATCTGGCTGCGCTCGCGCTGCACCGCCTGCTTGAAGCTGTTGACCGCATCATCATAGGCCGAGCGGGCGGCGCTCTGGCGCTGCTGTGCCTGCCGGGCCAGCGCGTCGGCGCGCGCCTGCGCATCAGACGCCACCTGATCGGCCAGCCGCTCAAGCTCCACGAAGGCCGGAGCAAGCTGAATCACGCTTGCCGCGGCGGCCTGATCGCCAGCCGCCAGAAGGTCCGACACAAGCCCACGGAACTCTGCGCGGGTTGCCGGGATCGCCGAGACGCCAAGCTCGGTAAGCGTCCGCACCAGATCGGTGGCGCCGGCGTCAAGCTGCTCTGCCGCGCTGTAGAACTCGGTAAAGAAGAAGCTGGTGGACTGCTCGAAAGCCTCAAGCGAGCCGAAAAGCTCCACGAAGGACGAAGCCGCCGCCGCACCCGCAAGCGAGGCATCGTTGAGCGCGAAGCCGAGCGCCTGGAACCGCGTATTCACAACGTCGAGATCGTTGGCCAGCCGCAACAGCGTATCGCCCGCCGTTTCGCCCTGTCGCGCGAACTCGGCAAGCTCGGGGATCGTTTCGGCCATGGCATCGGCCACACCGCCGATCTGCTCGGCAATGGCCGTTGCAATCTCGCCTTCGCTCAGGCCGCGCGTGCTGATCCGGATTTTCGCGGTGAAGCCCTCGAAAGCATCCGCACCAATGCCAAGCGCGGCCGCGGCGTCGAACACGCTGTCCCGCACAAGCCCGGCGGCCGCTTCGACCTGCGCGGCGGTGTTGGCGTCCAGATCGCTCGTGCGGGTGCTGGTGGATCTGCTCAAACCGAAGAACCGGGTCCGCTGAATTTTCTTGAACCGCTCGGCGAGAATGTCGGTTTCGGAAACTGTGACCTGAATGCCCTTATCAAGCGTTTTCGTGCTGCCCACGAGGCCCCGGATGGCCGTTATGGCCAGCGTTGCAGGCCCGGCAATGGCGCCGATAGCCGTGCCAAGCCCGGCAAGCCCGCCACCCGCAACACTGCCAAGCGCCGTCTTGACCGCGCCGAACGCGCCGCCGATGCCGCCGCCGGTAAGGCCCTGCACCACGCTACCGAAGCCGGAACCGATGCTGCCGAAGAAACCTCCTGCCGGCGCGCCGCCGCCACCGCCCATGCCGAAAGCCTGCATCAGCCGCGAGCGCGCAGCCGTGGCGATCATGTCGGCAATCATGCGCTGGAAGCTGGCCAACACCTGATCCACGAAGCCTTTGAAGTCTTGCAGCCCCCCGGCGATGAAGTCGCCCCACGCGCCAGCTACGCTGTCAATCGCCGATACCATCGGTGCATCAAGCTGTTTTTGCAGACGATCCGCCTCTTCCTCTGCCTCTGACAAGCTATCCGCAACAGCCCGGCCCGCGCCGCCACCCGCGCGGCCAAACTCGGTCACCGACTTCGACGCAAGCTGCGTGGAATACTCGATGTCTTCCATGCCGCGACGAATCCGCTCCAGCCGGAACTCTTCGCTTTCAAACCTCTGGTCGCGCGGGTCGAAAACATCGGCGGTCACACTTCGATCAAGTGCGCCAGAAATTGCCAACGCGCGCTGCAACGACACGCCGAGCTCTTTCGAAAGATCGCGGGCTGCATTGACAGCAGGCGTGATCCCGTTAGCCATGTTGATTGCGGCCAAGGCGCGCGCCACGCGCTCCGCTTCAGAAATATTCGTCGCGACCTCTTGGGAACTTTTGCCCAATACAACCGTTTCTCCGGTTGCCGATTCCAGCGCCTCGCGCAGCGCATGGATCCGACTTTCAAGTGCCTCGTATTCTTCGGGCAAGGCGCCGGAAGCGTCCAGAAGGGCCATTTGCCGGTCGCGCAGATCGCCGATTTGCTCATTGGCCTTTTGCAGGGCGGGCAGCAGGGCCGAAGGGGCTATTGCGCCGTCCAAGTCTGGCCCGGCGTCAAGAATGGAAATCTGATTGACGATGCGCTGAATGCCGCGCTCAAGCTCCTGCCATTCGGAACTGGCTTCGATCTGCTGCCTGATCTGCGCTTGGGCTGCGTCAATCGCGGCTTTGGTGTTTTCCGCCAACTCAAGCTGAGCGAGCGCCACGTCGCGCGTCAGTGTAGCGCCATTTTGCAGCGGGATCGCGAGGTCATTATACATCGAAAGCTGACCGCTAAACCCGCGATTCGCCGTTTCAATCGCCTCGGAAAGCTGCCTCTGACTGGTCCCAAGGCCCAGAACGCTATTCTTGAACTCGCCGATCCGGCCGAGCACAAAACCTACCGCATCGACCATTTGCGACACTGTGCGCACCAGCCCGGTGGCAACCTGTATAACGCCGCGAATAACCGCTGTAAGTCCCGCCTCGCCGAGCGCAAGAATAAGGCCCTGTGCCGCCGATTTAAGGCTATCAAGATCGCCGCCGAGATTGTCACGCATGGTATCCGCCATTCGTGACGCTTCCCCGTCCACGTCCGACAGGGCCTCGGTGAGATCGCGCAGTCGCCCGGTTTGACTTGTGAGGGCCAGAACCGCAGGGCCGCCGCGATCCCCGAAAATGGTAAGAGCGTCGGCGGCCGACAGGCCCACATCCGAAAGCCTTTGAATGACATCGGCAATATCATTGGTCTGCGGGTTGACCTGCTCCATCGTCACGCCAAGCGCGGAGAGCGTTCTTTCGGCATCCCGCGTCGGATTGGATAGCGACGAAAGCACACGCCGGAGGCCGGTGCCGGCGGCGCTGCCCTGAATGCCAGCGTCCGACAAAACGCCCACGGCCGCGGCCGCGTCCGACATTCCAATGCCGAGCGCGGAAGCGACCGGGCCGACGAAAGACATCGCCGCTCCCAATTGCTCAACATCGGTGTTTGCCCTGCTGGACGCCGCGGCAAGCACATCGGCCACATCTGCGGCGTTTTCCGCTTCAATCGAAAAAGCCGACATAATGTTCGAGGAAATATCCGCCGCCCTGCCGAGATCCATCGCCGCAGATGTGGCAAGGTCAAGAACCGCAGGGATAGACTTCACCGCCTCGGCCGCAGAAAAACCCGCGCGGCCCAAAAACTCCAAGCCCTGTGCGGCCTGCTGCGCGGAAAACTCCGTGGACGATCCGAGCTGTTTTGCAACGGCGCTTAGATCGGCAATTTCCTTGTTGGTCGCGCGCGTGATCGCGGCAACCTTGGACATGGCGCGGTCAAAGTCGGCAATCGTGATAGCAATGCCCCGAAGCCCCGCCGAGGCGGCTACCAGTGCGCCGACCGCCGCGGCCACCTTGCCGGCCGATGCTGCGGCCGTCTTTCCGCTTTTTGAGAACCGCCCGAGCTCGTCTCCGGCACGCTTGCCGGTCTTCGCGAACTCGTCAAGATCGCGCTTTGCAGTCCGGGCCTGCCGGCTATCGACCTCGATAGCAAGAGATGCGATGTCTGTCATTGTCACACCCTCTTGCCTGCATCGCCGTGAGTGGCCATGTTGCTCGCCATGCTCAGAACCGCTTGTGCGCTAGTCGCCGCCGCCACCGTGGCCGCCTGTGGGCCGCCACCCCCAAACGCATTCACCCGCGATGCACCGCCAGCCCAATGGACTGCGGAACAACGCCAAGTTGCCGTCGATACCCACCCGTTCGGCTGGTATGGCATCTGCGTCATTGCGCAGGACAACTTCGGCCCGAAACTCACCGAAGCCGATAAGCGCGTCGTCGCCGAGATCCTGCACCGCAAGGGCTACACCGCCCGCGATGTCGAACTCATCACCGACGGATCGGTGGTCTACGGCACCGGAATGACTTACCGCGGCCTAGAATGCGCCGGTGGCGGTCGGCTCTTTCCGAACCGGGCGTTCTATCCCGGCACCGGGCACCAATGGCAGGTGCCGTTCGGCTCCGGCTTCGTCTACCTGGAAGGGGACGGCACCCCCGAGGGGATGCGCGTCACCGCTTGGAACTAGCCCGCCCCGCGTCAACCATCGCATCGGCCGCGGCGAGAATGGCTTTCGTCTGCACCGGAGCGCCCGGCGGGTCGGTTGCGTGAAGCCCGCTCACGAAAGCGCGAGACAGGCGGCGCAGCATCCGGAACTCCCAAGGGCTCAAACTGACGCCCTCGCCCTCGGCCCATGCCTTGATCTCCTGCGCCGTCACCGGCGCCTCACCCATGCCGCCGGGCATACTCAGGCCCAATGTCTGCGCGTGATCGAGAACGGGAATATCCGGCACCAGCGGTAACGGAACCGGCTGGCCTGACCTCTCGATAAGCGAGCGCCGCGAGATCGTGCGGCCCTCCGGCGAAGCCGCCAGAAAGCCGCTCTGCGCCGCCCACTCGATCAGGTCGCTTTCGAGTTTCCCAACTCTGCCACGATGCGCTGCACCTCGGCCGAGACGGCCTCCAGCACGTCGGGGAAGACCTCGTAGAACTTGAAGCGATTATCCCGCGTGGGCTCCACCTTGTCGCCGTTCGGCGTCGAGACGTTCCAATCGACTGTCATCCGGGCGATAAGCTCGATGCTGGACGCCTTGTCCTGCTCGGCGAGCTTGGCGATGGTCTGCTCGTCGGCGGTGCTCAGATCGCCTTTGTCCTTGCCGACGGCATACTTGATGCGCCACCGCCGCATCTCCTCCTCGCCTTCCGGGCTGTTCATCGCCAGCAGCTTGACCTTGAGCGGCTGCCCGGCGCCGTTCAGAAACGGCTGCCCTTCGGCGGTGACAACCGCCACGTCAAACGCGGTTTTCTGCGCCTTTTTCTTCGGGGCGCCAACGTCGATCTTCGAAAAATCCATGGGTGCTTTCTCCGGGTGTCAGGGTGTCATGGTGGGGCGGCCGGAGACACCCGTGCCGGCCGCCCCGTCGGCATCATGCAGCGGCTACGCGCACAACGCCGGTTCCGGCCGAGTCGAAGATCGGCTTGATCGTGAAGTTGGACGCGACGTAGCCGGTCGGGCTGTCCACCGTGGGGCCGTAGTTGGTGGCATAGCCGGCGCAGTAGACCTTATCGCCAGACGGAAGCGCGAACTCGAAGAAAAGCTCGGTTTCGCCGTCGGCGTTGGCCTCGATGATCGTCTGGCCAGCGTCGTCGCCCTGAAACACCGTTTCGATGTTCAGGTCTTCCATCCGCTTCGGGCCGATCACGGGCAGCGTCGTGCCGTCCAGAAGGTCCACGTCGGTGTATTCCCGGAACTCCTTGGGGAGCGATCCGGTGGTCACGACTTGACCGATGGTGGTGTAGGACAGCGCGCCGAAGCCGGAGGCATCGTGCGAGCCGGGCACGGAGGTCGTAACGCCCACGGTCGTGCCCGAGGCGTTCGCAATGGTCGGGTAGGTTGCAGGCATTCTCGAATCTCCTTCGAATGCACAGGTTCAGGCCCGCCGAGGCGGGTTTTCCACGTCATTGTGGAACCGGGGCCGGTGGTGTCAGGCCGGGTTGTTCAGAAGCGCGCGAATCGTGACGGTGACGGGCACGCGATATTCGGCGTCGTCCTGTATGCTGGGGCCAATAACCGGCGGCTTGTCCACCCATGAGCCGTCATCGACGGCAAGCCCGCTCGGAAAACGGTCAATGATGCGCTGCACCATTCGGTCAGCTTGGCCGGTGCCAGTGTTTGCATCGACAGCGACTGTAACTTGAATGAGGATCGTCACCTCTGCCGTGCGGCTTAAAGTGACGATTTGCGAATTTACGGGGCCGGGCTCGAATACAAGGTATGGCCGGGAGTTTGGCGCTGTCTCATTCGGCCAGACAAACACGGTGCCGGCGTCCACGGCCATTTGACCAAGACGCTCGCGGGCCGCGGCAACTATACTCGTCACATCGCTCATCGCACCGCCGCCTTCGCCAGTTGCGTCTGCTCAGTCACAATGCGCTGCCACTGCGCCGCGGCGTTGCGCACGAAGAAGCGCCCGGCCCGCCCGCGCGCGCCGTATTCCACCGGCGCGGCATATTCTGCCGTCCACTCGAACCGCGCCACGTCGCCCGCTTCCATGCTGGCAGCCGCGAGCACGTAGCTTTCGGCGCCCGCGCCCACCGCCTGCCCGCTCACGCTGGAGCGCAGCGAATTGCGCAGAAAGCCGGTATCGACGGGCATGTTACCGCCCTTCGCCACCGGGCGCTGCGCCTCGTCAATCACGCCTTGAGCCGACGCCTTGACAACCGCCTCGGTGCGCTCGGCGGTTTTCAGCGCCCATTGATCGAGCTTGGCAAAGCCGAAACGCGCCATCAACTCAGCCCCTCGAAATAGTCGATCTCCACACGCACGGTGCACCGGCACTGGATCGTTTCCGACGCAGAGGCGCCTAGCGACGTGTCGCTCGGATAAAGCAGCCGCGCGCCGCTTGGCGTCGTGAACGGCTCGTCCATACCGACGCGCTGGCCCTCCATCGCGAGGTGGCTTGACCGTGTGCGGCTGTCGCCTGTTGCATCCCAAACCCGCTTGACCTGCGAGGCATTGACCTTGCCGCCGTCCACCAAGCCGCGGATCGCCGCGTCCTGCCCCTGATGCAGCGCCGTGATTGCCTCCGTCCGGGCGATGGTCTCGCCGCGCAACGCAAGCAACCGATCCTCGTAGCGCGCCCGCAGCTTTCGGGCCTCGTCGGCCGTCAGGCCGCGCCCCTCGCGCTGCGCTCTGCGCAGAACGCGGTCAAGCCGCTTGTCTCGCCGCTTTCGGCGCAGATACTCACCCCAGCGGGCCGGATCGCGCAATTCAGCCTCGGCTGTGGCGCCCCATTCCGCTTGCTGCCGCGTCAGGCCAATGATGCCGCCGACGCGCTGTTGTTTCGAACGGTCAAAGATGCCGACGAGATCGTCGACCAAGCTGCGCGGGTTGCGGCCCTCACGCATCCCCTGCGCCAGCTTTTCACGGGCCAGCTCGCGCTGTTCTTCGATGATCTCCCGGATCAGGGTTGACGAGTGGTTAGTCAGCCACCGCGCCGAGCGCGGATCGCCCGCAGAAAAGCGGCCGACCACGCGCCCGCCGGAAAAGGGTCCGGTATCGCCGGCAGGCCCGTCATAGCCTGCCTCCCGCCTTCCAGATACGCCGCCCGGAGCGCGTCATCGAGCGGCGCGAAGAACTCGGCGTCAAGGTGCATAGCCGCAAGGGCGCGCGGAATGTCGCCGTTTTCAAGGTGCCGGGCAATCACCGACAACTGCGCCTCGCTCTTGATGTCTCGGACAGCCGCGAGAAAGGCATCCCGCATCGCCGGCTCCATGCGATTGAGCGCGCCAAGCAGGCTCACGAGATCACCTCGGCCTGCCAAAGCACCACCGATCCGGCCGGTGCAATCTGCGCGACCTCGCCGAGCCTGAGCCAAGCGCCGCCGATCTCGATCTCGTCTTGCCGCTCTGGCGCCGTGCCCGCGGCGGAAATCAGCACCATTCGCTTCTGCCCCTCGATCAGCGTGCCCGACTTGGACATGAAGCGCCCGTCGATTTCAACCGCCCGCACCGTGTGCGTCGTCGGCGCTCCCGGCTCCCGCGCGTGACCCGCGCCGATCATTGCGCCCGGCTTGCGCAATGTTACCAACTGCCCCTGCCTGCGGAGAGCATCATCGACCCTCGCCTTGATTTTTTCGTAACGGCTCATGGCGCCCCCAGGAACTCGCGCGACCACCCTGACATCGAGCGCATCCGCTCCCGGTAGTGCGTCGGTATGTCAGCCCAACAGCGGGCAAAATCGCGCGCATTGCGCCACGGCTTCGGCCGGTTGTAGTGCGGCGTGGCCGTCATCGGTATTCCGGCCAGCACAACGCGGTCAAAGCCGAGATCGCAAAGCGCCACCTTCGCCGCGAACTGCCCCGAAGACCCGCACCGCTCCTGCCCCGGAAACGTGTTCGGCGTCACCAGGTCCATCGGCCGGAACCGTCCCGGCGGGCCGGGATGGCGGAACGACACCAGAAACGGCGTTTCGCCGCGCGCCTCGCACCAACGCTTGAACTTCTCCGGATGCAGCGACACCCACGCCGCGAGATCGCCCTTGTAATCTACGCCCGCGTCGTTGCAGGCCACCACCCCATCAATCGGGCCGGTGTATGCTTTGATGTCATCCCAAACGCAGGCCGCGCCGCCAATGACAAGCGCCGTTTTCACGGCCGCGCAATCCATGTGCTGTCAGGCCCGATCTCGCAGTCAAGCCCCTTGATTGCCTCGGCCACGGTCGGCCAGTTGGCATCGTGCCCGACGAGAAAGCCGCGCTCGCGCAGAAGCGGGCGCCACGCCTTGATGTCAGCCTTGACCGCCCTCGTCGTGTGCGCGGCATCGATGAACACGAAATCGAACCGCTCCGCGTGCAAAGCCTTCGCCGCGGCTGCACTCGTCATGTGCAGCACCCGCGCCCGGCCGCCAAAGCGGGCGAGCCGATCCAGCGCCACCCGCTTCTGATCTTCCTGCCCCCACTCGGCATAGGTCTCGGCACCCGCCTCGCCGGTCGGCTCAGACGTGGCCCACGAATCCACCCCGACCATTTTCGCGCTCGGCACCTTGGCAAGCACGTGCGCCATGGTGCGACCGTCACCAAGGCCGATCTCGGCGCCGTAGCGCAGACCGTGAACCTTGCAAAGCCACTCCAGCACCGAACCGCGCGATCGTACCCACGGTGGCGTCGTGATCGTCGGCTCCGCCTGCGGCGGCACGTCAATCTCGGGCGAACGCTTCACCATTCCGTCGCCTCCCATTCCGCCTGCGCCCACCCGCCGCACTCGTGCTGCTTGGGCTTGCCGTGGAAGCACACCACCGAAGCGCCAGACGGCCGCTCACGGCGGCATGAGTGCACCTTGTAGGACCGGATCAGGTCCGCGCCGCAAAGCGCCTGGAAGCTCTCCCAATCCTCGCCAGCATCGGCAAGCACATCCTCGATAAACGCCTGATCTCCGATGCGCCCGCTCGCGGCGGGTTCCCGGTCGTCATATCGCGCCATGATGCGTTCGGGATCGGCGAGGAAAGCCTCGTGAATGAGCGACCAGTCGCCCGACCATGCCAGCATCCCGGAGCCGAAGCGCCCGCTGTTGAAATCCGCCAGCGCCGTGAAGCGGTGCGGCAAGCCCGCGATGCCGTCGAGGCTGCCAATCACCAGCGTGTCGAGGTCCAGGTACAACGTCGGGCCGGTCAGAAGCCCCGGCCGGAAAAGCTCGATTTTGCTCCACCAGCCCTTGTGCACCGTCCACCCGTTGCCCGCGCGGCCGGTTGTGGCGGCCACGTCAAGCTCCAGCGGGATTGCCTCGCATCCGGTGAGCGCCGCGTTTGTCAGGCACACGAAGCGGTGCGGGATGCTCAAGTGCCGCGCGACCTGCGCTTGCAGCCGGTAAACCCACGTCGGATTGTAAGTGGCCGAGGGCCGCAGCACGCAAGCAACGGTGAGCGTCATTCCAGCCCCATCATCAGGTTGACCAGCCGGGTTTTCGTGAACTCCATCAGCGCGATCATTTCAGACGATTTCAGGTTCGCCGCCCACCAGCCGGTGTCGTAGCTGTCGCCATCGGTATCGAGGCGCAGCACGAGCACCGAGGTTGCCGGTTCCTCGCCGCGTTCGATCTCGTCTGCGGCCTGCCGAAGCAGATCGGCGGGATCGACGAAGCGGTTGTCGGTTTCCGCGCGAATCTTGTTGAGATCGACCACGCTCATGTTCGCATCGCCCGCCCGACCACGCGCGAGCCTTGGCTGTGGTCCAAAAGGTGCCCGATCAGGTCTTGAACCGAAAGCAGCACCGGCCGCACGCCACCGGGATCGCGGCGGCTCATATCGTATTCGAAACGCAGCGGCCCGATCTGCTCAGACTTAAGCCGCTCGCTCGGCGTCGTGTCAGGCGTCATCGCGCCGGGCGATGCAAGCTCCCGCCGCGTTACCTCGCAGGTCGCGTTGACAACCTCCACCGGCACCACGTCACTTGCAATAGCCGCGCCGTATTGGTCGGCAACGTAGCTGCGCGGCCATGCCTGCGCCTGCTCACCGTCGGAATGGTTCCGGCCCTTCGTCGGGTAGCCCTTCCACGCCCAGGCCGTCGACATGAACTCAGTTGCCCGGCGGATCGCCTGCTCCTTCTGCGCGGCGGTGTAGTCGGCGTGCGCGTGCCCGCGCTTGTCAGCCCACGCCTCGAAGTCGGCCACCGAAACGAAGGCATCGGCGTTGGCAAGCCCGGCCCCGGTTTCCACGATCAGCCCCATGGGTCAGGCCGCCACGAAAAGCGCGCGCTTGAGCATGTCGCGGCGCTCCTGCACCGTCTTCGGCACGTCGAGGTTGAGGGCTTCCAGCCACTCGGCCGCCTCGGCCTTGCCGAGCGCGTCCACATCCTCGGGCGATTGCGGCACGCCGCCGCCGCTCGGCGTTTCCTGCCACTTCTCGTGAACGGTCGGATCGAAACGGTCGGCGTTGATGATCGCGTATCCGTCAGGATGCTTGATGCGAACGGTCGGTATCCGCGGCATGTGTTTCTCCTTGGATGTCTGTCTGGCCTTGATCAAACGGGCCGAGGTTGCCCCCGGCCCGCTCGGAAAGGTCAGCCCATCACCAGCGTGATGAAGTCGGGATTCACGGCCTTGAAGCCCCACGCGAGGTGAAGCTCCCACGACCGCTGGCCATACTGCGCGATGTCCAGCATGAGATAGGTCATCCCATACTGATCGCTCACCAGCATCGGCTGGATCGTCGGGTTGGCAGGCATCAGCGGCGGGCGCATAACGCCCACAATCGCCGAACGCTCGAAGGCGAGGTTCGCGGTGTAGGAATCTTCCGTTTCCGCCACCACGTTATCAGCGAGAGACTGCCGCAGACCGCTTCCGCGCAGGACGATATCCTTGTCGCCGTTGTCGGCCGCGCCCGTGCCGATGACATACTTGTTTGTGTCACCGGCAAACGAGATCACGTCACCCGCAAGATGCGAGCCCGACCCCGTATCGAGGTGAATCGTGGTGTCGCCAGCGTCGTAGCCCGCAGACCGATCCACCAGGTAGTCCGGGGAGGCCCCGAAGGCGCCGCCGGTCGTGTGCGATGCCACGCCCGCGCTCTCCGAGATCATGAACCCGAACTGACGCGAAATGCGGCCCGAGCGGCGCTCCTCGTCAGAACCGGCAAGGTTCGCCTGCTGGAACACGTTGAGCTGTCGCAGGTTAAGCCCGGCCGCCGTATCGATGCACATCTGAAGGTCGGCCAGCGGCGCGCCGCGATCTTGAAGTGCCTTGCGGGCAGCCGCGATCAGGTTGAGGTTGCTGGCAAACGGCGTGGTGCCGCCGACCCCAACGGCCGAGGCCGCGCCCTCGAAACCGGCGATGCCCGCGTCAACTTCGCACTCGTTGCGAAGCGTCCGCATACCTTGGGCAACAAGCTGTCGGACCCATTCCTGGTTGATGCCGCCATTTTCGAGCGAACGCTGTTGCTCGCCGGTCAGGTGCCAGTCGACCTTGCGCGATTTGGTGATCTGCACCGAAATATCCGTCGCAGCAGCGTCGGCGCCAGTGCTCGTGATGTTCGACGGCGTGAAATCCGAAGCGGTGCGAGCCGGGGCAACGGGAACGTCCACAGAATCGCCCTTGGCAACCTGCTTGTCGTCAAAGTCGGCGTTGATGGCGGAAACGATGCCGAACGGCTCGTTCGCGACCTCGCGAGCGGCGCTGTAAAGCACCGGCGCGAGCGTAACTAGGGTATTCGACATGTCGGAAACTCCTTTTGCATGTCAATTCGGTTGAATCGGACGAAACGTCCTGAGACGGGCCATCCGGCCCAACCGCCCTTCGCATCCGCTTCGGGCTCCTGGTTAGTCGACCAGCTTGAGCTTCCCGCTGGCCATTTTCTCGGCCCGCTCTTTCGGAGACAGGCTCAGAAATTCATCTTGACGCATGGTGCCGCCGTCGCTTCCGGCGCCGCTCGGCTGCGCGCCGCTGCCCGACTGCCCGCGGCCCTTGAGGATCTGGTCGCGCTCGGGGCGAGCATCGACAAGCTGCTCAAGCGCCTCATCGAAAGAAGCGAGCTCGCCGGGGTTGGCCTTGCTGTAGATCGTGTTGCCGTTTGCGTCCTTCGCGACGACTTTTCCATCCTCCAGCGAAAAATGCCGGCCAAAGCTCTCGCGGGCGAAGCTCGCCGGCAGCGCGAGTTTTTCCTGAATGAATCGGGAGTCCGCAAAGCGACGGCCGATCTCTGCCTCGTGCATCCGGTCGCGCCACGCGGCAGCCTCTTTTTCCGCGGCTTGCAGCTTTTCCGCATAAGAGCGGGTCGCGGCGTCAACCGCGCGCTGGCGCTCGGCGGCGGCCTTCTCGGCGTCCATGAGCTTGCCGGCGTCCATTCCGGAAATGGCCTCCAGCGCCTTGCGCGCGGCGTCCGGGTCTTCGATGCCCTCGAACGCCTTGAGCCGGTCCTCGGCCTCCTGGCGCGAAATCCGGTGGCCCTTGGCCTCCTTGTTCACGCGCTCAAGCGCCGCGATGGCGCCCGGAGCGTCGAACGGGATGTCCTTGCCGCCGTCGTCATAGACGGGCTTGCCGTCCTGCACCTCGGCATAGGTCTTGCCTTCGATTTCAACAGTTTTCAGTTGCATGGGGTCTCCATTCGGCGTCCGCCGTTCCTGTGGGGCATCCGCCCCGGTTCGCCCTTCGCATCCGCGAAAGGGGCACAATGATCGGGTGTCAGGCCGTCACTTCTTGCGGCCGCCCTTCTTCTTGTAGGTCTTAGGCATCCTCGCCTCCGTCCATTTCCGCGAGTATCGCCTCGATGTCCCCGTCGCCGTCATAGTCGGCGTCCAGAATGCCCCGGCGCTTGGCCTCGTGTAGCGCGGCCTCGCGGCTGATCTCGCCCTGTGAACGCAGCGCCAGCACATGCGCAAAGCTCTCGTCGTCTCCCGTGCCGAGATCAAAGTCGGTCGGGATCGTGACCTCGGGATCGTATCCTTCGATCCGCAGCCACATCGCCGTCAGGCGCAGCGCCTCGCGAAGCGTATCTTGCAGATTGAGCGCCCAAGCCTGAATCGCCGCGTTGCCCTTCTGCGCCGCCACAGCCGTCGTGATGACGGTGAGATTGCCCGACTGCGCGGTGAGCGGCTGCCGGCCAAGCTCGCGAAGCTCCCGCGCGGTGGCTTCGACCTGATCGGCCATGAAGCGCAGCGACGTGCCGCCGGGCTCGATGAACTCCCACTTGCCGGCCCCGCCCTCGTCGGGCGGCGCGTAAAGCACGGTGTGCGGCCCGACCGGCACCGTCGAGGGCTTGCCGTTGTCGCCGATCGGCGGGTTGACGCCGTTGCCCGCCAGCATCGGGAACGCCGTCAGGAGCGAGATGTGCTTAAGGCCGCTTTCCTGCTGATAGTGCTCGATCTGGAGCTCGGCCGCGTCACGCATCGGCGGGTGCACAATCCAGCCGGAGCCCATGCGGCGGCCGGTGACAAACGGCACCATCGGAATAACGCCGATGCTCAACGGCTCGGGCTCGGCCAGCGGCACCCACTCCTTGCCGTCTTTCGTCTCCACCTCACGCCAGATTTGCCACGTCGCCGGGCCGTAGCCGCCGGGGATCGGCTCGCGGTTGAAAACCCGGATCTGCTTGACCTCGGCCTCGCCGAAGCCGTCCCGCTCCCTCACCGTCTCGCGAAGGCGCGCGTGCACAACCTGCTCAACACCGCTTACCGTGTCAGTGTAGACCGCAACCACGTTGCGAGCCGGCACGCGCACCCAATACGGCCGGGCGCCCATTGCGCGTTCCTCGGCGACGGTCGCCGAGGCCGGCACGCCGCGGGTGTAGTCCACCAGCAGCCATTCGATGCCGTTGGCGATCCCGCCGAAGAACAGGTGCCCGGCAAATCCGTGAAGGCTATTGCCCCGGCCGTCCACATCGAGGGCGAAATCCTTGATGTCATCCGGCGCCGCTTCGCTTACGTCGAGCCGCTTGGCAAACGGCCGAGCGGCGAGGTTTTCCACGATGTCGCGAAAGATGTTCGTGAACCTGGCGTTTTGCCGGCGGAACTTGTATGCTTCGTCTTGCTCCTGCGGCATTTGCGGCAGGTATTCTTTGGCCTCCCGCATGGTTTGGGCGCCGCCCAGAATTGCCGCGACCATCGCCCAGTAGGGCGACATGGCTTCTTGATCGCCCGAGAGCGTATCCGGCTTCGCGTCCATTTTCGCATCCCTCAATAGCTTGACGCGACAGCCGTCGGCCGGGGCTTCTTGACCATCAGATCGGTCAGCGCCCATACCAGCGCATCGAGCCGGTCAGGCGAGGGCATCCCGCTCAACGGCTCCCACGTCACGAGCTGGTCTTCCAGCGCGTCGAGGCGCCCGTGATGGTGCACGCGGCCTTGTTCGTAGAGCGCCGCCACCGGCTCGGCCCGTGCGGCCTTGCCCCGGCTTGCGTGCACCCGGCGCAGCGGCGCGGAAGGCCACACCGTGCGAATCGTGTGATCGACCATTTCGCCGCCCTGATTGCCCTCGGCCACGATCCGATCCGCGCCGACCTCGTGAAACAGCGTAACCGCCGCTTGCGCCCATTCCTGCGGGCTGTAGCGCCCGGAACGATCCGCAAGCACATGCCCCTCGCCGGCCTCGTCTATGCCGGCGGCAATGATGCCGGTTTCGTCGGAAGTCTCCGACTTGGTGATTGCCGGATCGACGGCCACCACGACACGGCGGAAGGTTTCGGGCCGCCCGCGCTGTCGCGCCGCCTCGATCATGTCGCGCGTCCATAGCGCATTTTCGGATTGGTCCAGAAGCTCGGCGTATAGCTCCTGACGGCCGAGGCGGGTGCCCTCGTAGTCTGCCTTCACCTTCGCGAGAAACGGCGCGGCAAGGTTTGCGGCGTTGTCATAGGTCGAACCGCGCGAGATCACCGTTGACTTGTCGGCGAGAATTTCGCGCAGAAGCGCCAGCGGCTTGGGCGTCGTTGTCACCATCACGCGCGGGTGATCGCCGAGGCGCAGGCCGAATTGAAGCATATCCCAGGTTTCGCGTAGCCGCTTCCACGCGGCGAGCTCATCGCACCATGATGCGTCATGTTGCGGCCCGCGCAGACGCTCCGGTTCCTCGGCCGAGAACAACGCGGCCTGCGCGCCGTTGGCCCATGTTACGCGCCGCTTCGAGGGCTCGTAGTCGGGCCGCCCGATCTCGGCGCCGCGGTGGTCCTTGTCTTTCTCCCAGCAGACGGCGAGCAAGCCGCTCTCACCCTCCACCATCACATCGCGCGCATCGCCGGCCGTGGGCGCTACCAGCGCGATCCGCCCGCACCCGGCCTTGATCTGCTCCCGCACCCATTCGGCGCCGGAGCGCGTCTTGCCCGCGCCTCGGCCGGCGAGGAAGGCCCAAGTTGACCATTCGCCCTCCGGCGCGATCTGCTCAGCCCGCGCCCAGAAGCGCCAGTCCCATAGCAGCCCGTCAAGCTGCGCGTCAGTCAGATCCGCCAGTATCCTCGCCCGCACCGCTTCGGGCTGAGAGGCTAGAGAGCTTGCGAGCGATTGCGTCACGGGCCGTCGTTTCCTCGGTCTGGATCGGGCCGCCGTCGGGGCCGGAGTGCTCAATACTCGTCGTTTCGCGCCAGCCGGCGCGGGTTTTCAACCAGAAGATTGCCGCCGTTACGGTCGGGCCGGTGATGTCGGCATTTGTCGCCTTGCGGTAAAGCGTTTCCGCGACCTTCGCGTTTGCCTTGGCCGTCGCGGTGGCGAGCTCTTCGGCGTAGTATTTGCGAAGCGTCCGCGGGCTTATCCCAACAACGGCGGCGATATCAGGCTGCGGGATGCCATAACCGGCCATGCTTTCAACCGTCCTGCGGTCACGGTCGGTGGGCTCGTGAGGTGCTTGGGGCATCGTTTACGCCGCAGCCTGCTTGCGCTGCGCCTCTATCTCCGCGAACGTGCGGCCGTCGCATTCCAGCGTGGCGGCCTGCCCAGTGAAGTCCTGCCAGCGGCGCACGATCACGTCGCAGTAGCGTTCGTCCAGTTCCATGCCGTAGACGTGCCGGCCTTCCATCTCGCCCGCGATGATGGTCGTGCCCGATCCGCAGAAGGGCTCGTAGACCGCCTGCCCGGGGCTGCTGTTGTTGACGATGGGCCGGCGCATGCACTCAACGGGCTTCTGCGTGCCGTGGCCGGTCTTGCTCTTGCGGTGGTCGATTTGCCAGAGGGTTGTCTGCTTGCGGTCGCCAGCCCAATGGCCCGTGCCGCCCTTCTTGACGGCATACCAGCAGCATTCGTGCTGCATGTGGTAATGGCCTCGCCCGATGACGAGGCGAGGCTTGGCCCAGATGATCTGCATTCTCGGCTCGAAACCACTTTCGCCCAGCGATGCAAAAACCGACACGTTAAGGGGACCGGGTGCGCACCAGACATAGGCGACGTCGCCGGGGAACAGCGCCCACGCCTCGCGCCAGTCGGCGTTGTCGTCGTTCTGGACCTTGCCTACGGCGCGAGCGCCGTAGGGCTTGCCGTTCGCCCTGTCCGCGCGATTGCGCCAGTCAGGATCGTAGCTCACCCCATACGGCGGGTCCGTGACCATCAGGTGCGGCTCCACGCCTGCGAGCAGCGCCGCCACGTCGTGCGCGTCGGTCGAGTCCCCGCAGCGCAGCCGGTGCTTGCCCAGCAGCCACGTATCGCCGCGCACGGTGATCTCCTGCTCCTGCACCTCAGGCGCGTCGTCGGGATCTGTCAGCCCCTCGGTCTTGTCGGCCAGAAGCCCGGCCAGCTCCTCGCCCCCGAAGCCGGTCAGGCCGAGGTCGAAGTCGAGGCCCTGCAACTCGCCAAGCTCCACCTTCAGCAGATCGTTGTCCCAGCCAGCGTTAAGCGCCAGCTTGTTGTCCGCGATGACGTAGGCCCGCTTTTGCGCCTCGGACCAGCCCGCCGCGACCATGCACGGCACGTCCTCGATGCCGAGCCGCTGCGCCGCCATGATGCGCCCGTGCCCCGCGATGATCCCGCCGTCCTCGTCCACCAGGACGGGCACTGTCCAACCCCACTCGCAAATACTCGCCGCGATCTGCGCAACCTGCTCGTCGCTGTGAGTCCGGGCATTGCGGGCGTAGGGCACGAGGTCTTTTACCTTGCGCCGCTCCACCTTATCGGCGGGCCAGTCTCCCATCAGGTTTTATAGGCGGAAACATTGCCCGCCCCCTTTCCCGGGGTGCTCATCTGGTCACCTCTTTGCGGTGGTGCTGAAACGCGAAAGTGCGCCGCTGATTTCTCAAGGCGCACTCCGTCACCGGCAGACCTAACATTTTCAAAACCGCCTCGTCAACGTCTTTTTTGCGAGACGGCCAGAACGTCAAGGCCGCGCCGCAGAAGGGTCAGGTTTGTCGGGCGCTCGTCCATCCCGCAAACGCGCAGCACCTCGCGCGCCCCGGCCTCGCCAACGGCCTTACGCAAACGGCTCGTGATCTCGCGGTATGCGCGGATCACGTCCGGGTTTCCGTCGCCATCGTCGTATCCCGGCACGCTGTCATCGATGCAGGAGCGATAGCCGGACACGTCTGGCAGCTCGCCGAGAAAGCGATGCCGGGTTTCCTGGTAGTGGCGCGCGGCCTGCTCTTGCGCGCTGGTGATTAGCCGGCCCTCGTAAAGCGCGCCGACGACATCGGGCGTTGTGCACACGATTGCGCGGTGCTTTCGCCCCGGTCCTTTCGGATCGTTCCATTTTCCAAAGCGCATTCTCTCGGGCGTGGGGCGCTCGGCATCGATGATGCCGGCATCAAGTGCGCTCTGGTGGCGCTTTCGGTGATCGCCTTTTCCCATTCCGCGTCTCCTGCTCGATTGCGGTTTCATGGTCGGACGGCTGGTCGCCGTCGCAGCAGTGGGTGTGCATTCGCCCCAGGCATTCCGGGCATGGCATCGGATAGCCGCCGGGGCGTATGTCGCCCCGCCCGTGACAGGACGGGCAGATCATTCCACCGGCTCCGGCTTGTGCGGCACCACGCCCATCAAATCGACGCGGCGGCCGGTGTAAATCTCACGGTATCGCGCCCAGGCGTCCGAGGCGGTCTGCGCGCGGATGCCGTGCTGGATTTTGCCGAGCCCTCGGATCTCGCCGGTCACCCACCAGAGCGGCGGACCACGGCGCTTGCGGGGCGGGCTGTGAATGCGGCTCATTCCGCGACGGTCCACTCGACCACGAAGCCCACGGGGTTCGCAGCCGGAACGCCCTTGCGCTTCTGGACGCGCCGATTGACCAGCAGCCGGTAAAGCGCGGTCTTGGCGGAAGTGAGCGGCATTCCGAGTGCGTCTGCGATTTTCCGGGTGCGATACCAGCGGCCCGGCGTAGCCGACAGGAAGGCCAGGATCGCCGGCCCGTTCCGAGGCGTGGGGCCGCGGCCCCCGCCATGCGCCTCTTCAAGCGATTTGGGCAGCGCAGGCATATGCCCCTCACGGCGCGCCAGCACGGGCCATTCCCTGGCGACCCATTCTTCAAAGCTCGATGGGGTCATCATGACGAGATCTCCTGTGTAGGTGTGGAAGAGGTGTGAGGTCTTGGCGCCCCCACCACACCCACACTGCCGCCCCCCCACACCCCACACCCCCCCTAAAGGGGGGGTGGTGTGGTGGTGTGGAAAGATCGGGGCGGTTCCACACCCTGTGGCGGAAGGTGTGGAAAGGTGTGGAAGGTGTGGAAACGGGCACATCATTCGGTCACATCTGCGGGATTGTTCGGGCCGGGTTTCAGGTGCCAGACCATGCGCCCGGTGCGCTTGTCATGGTGCTGTTCACGCGCCAGGACGCCGGTTTCGAGCCATGCCTTGATGACGGTCTTGACCTTGGCCTCTCCGGCCTTCTCGGATGTGTCTATGCCGAGCACCTCACCAATCAGGTGGCCTGCCCAGCTCTTTGACTGGCCGCTCTCGCGAGCGCGATCCGGGGCTGTTACGAGGGCGCGACGCACGGCGATGGCGCTGTCTGGCGACAGGTCGGTGAAGGCATCGGGCCACTGCCACGGCACCACGACACCGACGCTTTCGCCGTTCGGGGTGGTGACGCTGATCTTCTCGAACCAGCGCGCATAATCGCTCGACGGGGGCGCAAGGTTGCCCTCGATGTCTCCGACCTGAAAGTGAGAACGATGGTCCTCAAGGCCCGCCTTGGCGGCTTCTTCGGTGCTCATGGGCACCAGCAGTCGATTGAACCGGGCGGTGCCGCGGAGTGCGCTACCGCCACGCATGTCGTCAATGGAAGCGCGAATGCCGGGCTGCATCTTTCGGGTGTGATGAATCAATCCGATTGCAAGTTGGCATTTCGCCGAGAAGCGCCGAAAGCGCGCGCCAAGAATGCGCATGACTTCGTTCGTTTCAGGGCTTCTGGAAAGGTCTTGAAGCGGGTCAAGCACCATGCAATCAATTCGAGCGGCGAGGCATTTTTCCTCCATCGCGGCGAATTGAGATTCGTTGATTTCGCCCTCTTGGCCGGAAATGATGTAAAATCCGTCCTCTCCGATACCTGAATGAACGGCTAGGTTCCCGCTAATGTCATTCTGAGAAAGTCCGTAGTGCTGCAAAATTGCGGCGACACGGTTCTTGATCGTCCAGATATCGTCCTCCGCATTGTAGTAATAAACTTTCAAGGGGGCTCTTTCTTCCCCTGTCAGGAGCCCTTTTCCGGACGCCATATCGACGCATTCAATGAGTGCCAGAAGCGATTTGCCGACTTTCGGCGGGGCGGCGGTGACGCTGGTGTATCCGCGGGCGTAGAAGCGATTGTAAAGGTATTCGACGCGCGGCAGGCTTTCGAGGTCTTCACTTTCCCAGAAGTCGATTTCGAAGCGCGCTGCGGCCTGCGGGGCTTCGGTTCGCATCGCCCGGATAAGCGCGCCGAGATCTTCGTCTGTGGCGTCGGCTGCATCCCATTTTTCGGGGCGCGTGTGCGGCACCGCGAGGATCGACACGGCAAGGACGCCCTCCGCTTCAAGGTGCGGTTTAAGGCGTTCGGCGTATGCGCGGCCTGCGTTGTCATTGTCGGGCCAAATCAGAATCTTGCGCCCGCGCAGCGGTGTCCAGTCTACCTGTTCCAGCTTGGTATTGGCGCCGCCCATGGCCGTGGTCGCGTCGATGTTCTGAGCGATCAGAGCGTCTGCGGCTTTTTCGCCTTCGCAAAGCACGATCTCGGGCGCGCGCACGATGTTTGGCAAATTGTAGAGCGGGCGCACGTCGGGGTGGGTGTATTTGCGCTTGGCTACATCCCAGGGCTGAAAGGTTTTCTTGCGCTCGCCGTCCTGTGTCCAATCGTATCGCTCGATCTCGGCGATAAGGCGGCCGTTGGCATCCTGGTATCTGTAGACGGCCGTGGGGGCACCCCATGCCTCGCCGCCTTTCGGGCTCTTGCGCTTGGGCGCCCGGCGCGGGGTGTTGATGGTAGCGCCGGTGTATTCGGCGGCGTCCTTCAGGGTCTCGCGGAAGCTGGCGCATCCTCGGGCGGTGCGCCACAGATCGAAGATGTCGCCCCCGTCTCCGGTGGCGAAATCATGCCACAGGCCAGCCTTTTCACCGCCGAGCTCAACGCTCAGGCTTTCGCCTGCCTCGCCTTGCACGCTGCCGATGTAGAACTTGCGGCCTTTGGGGTCGGCAAAGCCGTTCGGATAGAGGTAGCCCAGAACGCTCTCCAAGCGCGCTGTGAGGGCCTTGTGCACCTCGTCGCGATCGAACCCCTTGGCAGCCCATTCCGGCGCTTCTGTCGGCACCTGTGCGGCCTGTGTGGGCGCGTCGTTGAAGTCCTGCCAGATCACCCCCAGCACACCCCCTGGTAGGGGCAGAACCGGCAGACAAAGGATGCCGGGTCATCTGTCGCGCGGGGCAGTGTTTCGCCGTGATCGCAGGCGGTGAGCACCTGCGCGGCCTTGTCGATGCTGGCTTGTGCGAGCTCTTGATCGAAGGGCACAAGCTCAAGGTGTATTTCCATCGTATCGGCATTAAGCGCGGTGAAATATGCGGGATGCTCGGCGAGCTGCATGTATGCCTGATATGTAGCGAGCTGCGCCGCGTATTTGGGATAGGCTTTGGCCACGCCGTGCCTTGCGAGTTGTGCGAAGCCCTTGGCGCCGAGCACCTTGTTTTCCCATAGGGCCGGAGCCTTGAAGCCTTCCGGAGCCTGCACGATCACGCCGTCGATATGGCCGCGAAACCTGCCGTCGCAGTCATCAAAGCCGAATTGATGCCCGTTTGGCTTTTGGGTTTTCAGGTGGAAGCCGGCGGCTCTAATCCACTCGGCCATCCAGTCTTCGCCTTGGTGCCCGCGGTGGAAGATTCGGCGCGTGCGCGCCGAGAAGCCTGCGCCTTCATCCTTCGGGGCGTTCTGGTATTCGTATTGCAGACGCCGCAGGCACGGTTCTCCGACAGCGGAGCCGCCGAGATAATCGCGCGGGCGCTCTTGCCGCTCATCAATCGCGGCGTCGATTAGCGCGACAAAGCGATCAGACAGCGTAGCGCGGGAGTTGAAGTCGGACCAACTCAAAACGGGATCTCGTCATCAGGAATTGCGCCCATTGCTGCCGCGCCCTGACGCTTGAGGCTTTCGTGCACGCCTTCATGCGCCGCGCGGATCAGACCGCAAATGTCGTCTTTGGAGAATGTCGCGAAGGCATCGATCTTGCCGATGCTTTGCAGGTATTCGGCAACCTGCTGGCGCGCGTCGAGAATGGCCTGCACCTTCTCATCTGGTGACGGCTTGTAAATCATCTTGCCTCTCTTTGACGGGATGCACCCGCACTTGGTGTGTGGATCGTGGGGAAGGCCCGCCCATGGGGCCTTCCCCAAATTCACCCCACAAAGGGAGCAAACGAACTCAGGTCGCTTTCTGTCGTGTCTGCCCGGCATCCGTTCGCAGCCCTTTGCAGCACCCAGCCCGTGATGCAGGCCATGGCGAGCTTGCGCAGATCGGCCTTGTTGAGACTTCCGAGGGGCCGTGTATGGTCCCAGGTGCTCAACGGTCCCTCGATCATCGTTTGAACCGCGTGGTCGAGGGCCTTGGCGTCTGCTTCATCGGCAGGGGAAAGGGCGCGCTTCGGCGCCCCTTTCTTGCCGCTCATTGCGCCCAGGCGGGTGTGTTCGCCGCCGAGGCCGGTGCGGGGGCGGGCGTGTTCGCGGCCGGAGCCGCGCCGCCCATGTGGGCCGCATAGTCCTTGTGCTTCACCCCGATGACGGTGTTGATCTTGTTCTTGTCATCGTAGCCGCTGCCCTCGTCAGCCTTTTCAACGTCGATCTTGGCAACGAACTCCAGCCCGTCGAGATCCTGCAGGCTGTTGATCTGCCGGGCCTTCATCGCGCGTTCGCTGGTGTCGTCCGGAGCGATGCCGCGGGCGCTTTCAAGGGCGGCGCGGATGAACGCACGGCCCATGGCCTGCCACTTCGGCCCTTTCGGCGAGTGCAGGCCGATCAGGGACCACACCTTGCGCTTGGCGAACTTGCCGCCCATCACCGTGTATTCGGCGTCCAGGTAGATCGCGCCGGTGTTGTCGCTCCGCGTGGCGATGTCGCCGGTCAGGCCCATGTTGGCGTCATTGTATCCGCCGGGCCGGATCTTGAGCCGCACCTTGGCGATGGTGCCGTGCGGGATGACATCGCCGGTCTGTTCCTCGGCGTCAGAAAAATCTTTCCACGACATGCTTGTGTCTCCTATGCTGCGTCGGGGTTGGTGAGCTCTTCCACGCGGATGACGATCGTTTCGCCTTCCACGTCAAAGCGTGACAGGTCGCCGAGCTCTGCTTCGGCGGCCTTGCGGTCGAACCGCTTGGTCTTGCGCTTGCTTATCGCCGCGATTGCGTAGTCTCCGAAGTTGTCGAGAGCACCGGACCTGATGCCATCCTTCAACTCGGCTTCGCGCGCTTGGAGTTGCTTGATCCGTTCGCGGATGAAAAGAAGCTCATCTGCCGGCTTTTTGTTGCTCATGCCGCATTCTCCTGTTTAGGAATGTCGGTCACGAGCGCATCATGCCGCGCGCCGCTCCTGATCTTCTCGAAAAGCTCGCCGAGGTGCGGCTTTTCCATCTGGTCGAGCCGGCCGGAGCGATCCTTTGCCGGATAGCCCCACGGGTTCGGGCTGGTGCAGATCAGCGCGCGAAACTTCGCCTCATCGGCCTGCACTTCCTGGTAGGTGATGACTTGATCAACGATGCCGGGGAGCTCGCGCCCGACCTTGCTGCCCTCGATTTGCGGCACCCACTGAGTGCGGCCATAGTCGTCTTCCTTCTGATCGAGGATCCCGACGAAGATCACGTTGCGGTCGCGGGCGTGTTGAAGGTGCGACAGCCATGCCAGCATTTCCCGGCCGTGCAGGCCGTAAGCGCCGCGGGTGTCCGGCTTGCCGGTCTTTTCGGACTTGGCCTCGGGCTGGCCCTGCGCCCACTGGAAGCACAAGCGCCCGGCGACCGTAATGGAGTCGATAAAGATCGTGCGATACTGCGCCAACGCTTCGGCCGCGCCGTCAGTGTTGACGTGGGCGAAATGTGCGGCGCTGTAAGGCTGCTCGTCGCGCAGCGCCGGGTTCGGGCCGGAAATCAGCGCCGCGAGCGTGCGGCAGTCATCCCAGGTGCGCGGGCGCACCGTGTCGCCGGGCCAGCCTTCAACCGCGAGATCGCCCGCTTCGAGGTCGAAAAAAAGCGTCTCGCCGGGTGGTAGCGTTTTCAAGAGGGTTGTTTTTCCGATGCCGGAGGGACCGAAAAGGGCAGCCTTGATGCCCCCTCGCTCCTTCATCCGATCGGATGCCTTGATGATTTGCATTTCAGCGTTCTCCTATTGCTGCTCTCCTGTTGCTGCTTGGTGTGTTGAGGCGGGGGGTGCAGCGGCCGGAGAAGCCCTTGCCCGATGGGCAAGCCCCCCCGCCCCTATTCGAGTTGGCGCGCCATGATCTCGCGCGCCACGTATGCAAAGCCGTCGATTGACAGGTCTGCGGATTGATTGCTGACCGCGTGCCCGCCGAGGCCGAGGGCGAGCGCGTCGAACCAGACGCGGAACCGCCACTGCTGCCCATCGAAGCGATAGGCCACGCAGGGGTGCAGGCTGCTGCCCTCGGCGGCGCGGAAGACCTGGGCTTCCCAAGCCGGGGCACAGGTCCAGCCTTTGGCGTGTCGTTTCACCTCGATGATGAACGGGAAGCCTTCGTCGCTCGGAATCAGGTCGGCATGCGCGGCGGTGCGGCTCTGTTCGAGGTTGCGCTCGAACTTGATGCCGAGGTGCTGCTCAAGCAGCCGGGCCACCTCGCGCTCGCCGTTGGCGCCTTTGTTGCGGGAGTTGGTCATGTCAAAAAGCCCCCGGCGGCGAAGGATGGATGGATGAAAGCCGCCGGGGGAGTGGTCCGCGCGCAGGGGATCGGTCGGGACACTGCCGTTCCTGCGCTCGGATGGAGAGAATGGGGTTGCCCTGCCTTGCGGCTCTCGCGCGGGCCACGCGCAGGTTCCGAGGCTTGCGCCGGCAATACGTTGCCCTGCCCCCACGGCGCGGCAGCCTCGGCTTTGTGAGGCCACGCCATGCTGCGCAGCCGAGAGGAATGGGGGGGGGTGTTCATACGCCGAGCTCCCGGCGCAGATCGGGAGTGATGCGCGAAGGCGTGGCGTTCACTCGGTTGCCACCGTATCCAACGTCGAGACAACGCCGCTCGGGCGCGCGCATCCGGCCGATCCAGCCGCGACGTTGGCAAGTCGATGCGACCCGCTGCGGGCTTTCGTCCAGCGCCTCGGCGATCTCCATGACGCTCACATCCCAGCCGCGCGGCTCGGCGAAGCACCATATGCGATAGGCCACGGCCTCGGATTTGGGGCTGCGGCTAGTCATGGGCTTCGAACCATGACGTGACCGGCACTGCACCTTCGGTCGCCTCGGCGATGCGTTGCATCAGCTTCCGCGACGGATAGGCGGCGCCAGACAGCAGCATCGTAAAGTGCGAGCGGGATACGCCGAAGCGTTCCGCCCATTCAGCGTGCGTCCTGCCCGGCTGTGCCTCGATGTAAGATTTCAGCGTCATGGGCATTGATGTCGAACATTTCGACGCCCATGTCAAGACGGGATGTTGTTATAAGCGACGCGACTTGATGTTTTTGCGCTTCTATACTCGCGGCATGGGTCTCAGGATCAAAGAGCTGCGCCAGGCAAGGGGCCTAACCCAGCAACAGCTGGCAGACCTCGCGCGCATATCCCGTCCGCAGCTTTCCGAGATCGAGAACGAGCGCAAGCCAGCCAACACCATCCGCTTGGCGGCTATCGCGAAAGCCCTGAATGTTTCTGTCGATCAGCTTTTCACGCAAGATGCTGCGGACGCTTACAAGTCAGCTATCCTTGACTTCATGTCCCGCATGGGGCCGGACGACCGCGCCGCGATATTGCGTATGGCCGAGGCGTTCGCTTCGCAGGGCGGCGGCTAAGGCAACCCGATAAAGATCGGCAACGCTTAGTTGATCAAGAATCGCTCTTGCGCGGGATGCATCAAGGCTTTTTGCCCCCATCAAAACCCCCCTTAGCACAACTTAAAATAATGCTTGATGATACCATTTCACCTGCGTTTCGGGTCAAGTCTTATGGTGGATGTCGAAAATAACAACGTGGCCGCTTGACATCTTAGTCGAAACCTTCGACATTACCTCCCAACAGCCCACAACGGGCCAACCGGAGGACGCCATGACCGACCACCACTCCATGTTCATGATCGAGGCCGCGGGCCGCACCGGCTGGGAGGTCGCGGATACCGGCTATGTCGGTTTCCCGCACTTCGCCAGCACCGAAAACGAAGCGGCCCGCTGTGTCGTCGCGATTGCCGATGCCGGCGCCGAGACTGCGTTGCGCATCTGGCACGCCCAGACCGATGCGCCGCTGCGCGATGTCACCGAGGATGTGATGCGCCGCGCCGCCGAGCTGTGGGCCGACACTCACGCCGAGGACGGCTACCGCGAGGGCTACGTACCCTCGGCGGATGATCTGCTGGCGCCGTGGGGCGCCGACATGCTGATCCGCGCCCGGATCGCCGAGATCGCCGAGGACGCCGACCATGTGCGCACCGAACGCGCGCTGCTGGGTGTGGGGGCGTGGGCATGACCGTGATCCGTGAAACCGCCTACACCCTGCGCACCTGCAAAGCCGACATGACGAGCCACGCCGGCTTTATCTGGCCGCGCCGGGGCTGGGTGGAGGCGCCCGACTGGAAGCCGACCAAGGTATTCGGCAACGGGCTGCACGGCTTTCTTAACGGCGAGGGAGACGGCTTCCTCGCAGACTGGTCGCCCGATGCCGTGTGGCTGGTGGCGCGCATCGAGGAATACGTCGATCTCGGCGGCAAGGTGAAATTCCCGCGCGCCAAGGTGATGTTCGCCGGGTCGCGTGAAGACGCCACGCAGAAAATACATAAGCTTTACCCAGGCGCCGCTGTGATCGGGATTTCGCTCACCGGCGGCGACGGCAGCACGCTCACCGGCGGCCACTGCAGCACGCTCACCGGCGGCGACGGCAGCACGCTCACCGGCGGCCACCGCAGCACGCTCACCGGCGGCCACCGTAGCACGCTCACCGGCGGCGACGGCAGCACGCTCACCGGCGGCCACCGCAGCACGCTCACCGGCGGCGACGGCAGCACGCTCACCGGCGGCCACCGTAGCACGCTCACCGGCGGCCACCGCAGCACGCTTTGCATCTGGTGGCACGACGGCACCCGCCGCCGACTGGCCGTCGCCTATGTCGGCGAGGGCGGCATCAAGCCCGACACGCCCTATCGCATCGATGACAGCGGCAATTTCGTGGAGGCCACATGGTCCGTGCTTTTCTCGTAACCGGCGCTGCGAGCGCCTGCACATGGCTTGCCGCCAGCACGGCGTGGCCGATCCTGATGGGAGTCTGACTGATGACGGAATCGAAAATCGAACGCGGCGAGCACTGGCGCACGCGAGCCGGCAACGAGGTTCGCATTCTCGCGACGGATGCGGACGGCGAGCGGCCGATTGTTGGGCAGATCGCGGGCACGCGCGGCGTGTTCGTTTGGTGTGCCAATGGGGGGTGGAGAGACAATCACAGTGAGCATGTCAACGATCTCGTGGAACTGCTGCCCGAGGAGCACGTCTACGAGCGGTGGGCCAATATCTACCCCGACAATTTTGCCACGAACTACCTGACGCGGGGGGATGCAGACGCCTTTGCTGGCGAACACCGCATCGCCTGCCTGCACATCAAGATCCCTTACCGCGCAGGCGACGGGCTGAACGATGGGGGAGTCTGAGATGACCCACACCTTCACGCTTTCCGAACTGCGCGCCCGCCAGCGCGAGCGCATCCGCTATCGGCTGTGGCCGCTGGTGCCGCTGCTGATCGGCGCGGCGCTGGCCGTGGCCGCTATGCTGGGGGTCGCGGGGTGATGCGCTTTGCCTACGCTGACCCTCCCTATTTGGGCTGTGGTGCGCTTTACGCGGCGCACCACCCGAAAGCGATGGCGTGGGACGACCCCCAGACGCACCGCCAGTTGGTCGAGCGACTGATGGACGAATACGCGGATGGCTGGGCGGTTTCTTTGCACGAGCCGTCGCTGCGTTTTTACCTGTCTATCGTGCCCGAGGCGGCAAGAGTCGCCTCTTGGGTTAAGCCGTTCGCGATTTACAAGCCGAATGTTACGCGGGCGTGGACTTGGGAGCCGGTGATTTTCCACGGCGGGAGACCGATTCCGCGCAGCGCGCCTACCTGGCGGGACCATGTGCAGGCAGTAGCGGAGCCGATCACGTTGCGCCGAGGCCTTACAGGGGCGAAGCCTGACGCGGTTTGTGACTGGATATTGACCGGCCTCGGATTTCAGCCCGGCGACGAGATAGATGATCTTTTCCCCGGCACAGGAGCGATGGGGCGCGCTGTGGCTCGCAGAAACGGAGATTTCGACCAAATGAACACAGACCTTTTCAAACACGTTTCGGAGTCGGGCCAATGATCGGCGCGGCGCTGGCCGTGGCCGCTATGATGGGGGTCGCGGGGTGATGGGGGACACTGACGAAATCCAGCGATTCATCGATGAATACGGCGTGGCCGTGACTGGCATTTCATTTCTCAAGCAGATCGCCAATGCCGCGGATCAGTGCGATCCGGACGCGGGCATCGTGATCCGCGGCCCCACGCTTTACAGCCTGCTCGTGTGGCTGCGGGCGTATGAAGAAGCGGCGGAGGACGGGTGATGGGGGACTGCAAGAAATGCGACGGCAAGGGCTGGCTTCTGTATTCTTACGAATGGACGCGCCCACGCCCGGCTTATTGGTTCAATCGCGGACCTGACGGTGAAAAGCCAAGCGTCTGCGAGCATTGCGATACCATTGAGCGCGGCGTGCCAGCGGAGGAAGGGTGATGGCCGGCGGGTGGCCTGAGGGGCGCCAGCGACCTGACGGTCTGGCACGCGGCGTAGCGCGCGGTGGCCGCAGGCAATGCGTCATCAAGATGGACCAGGATCAATTTGAAGAGGTGCGGGCGCTTGCCGAGGCCGAGGGCATCAGCATGGCGCAGCAGCTCCGGCTGCTGATCGAATGGGGTCTGGAAGCTGCATCGGACCCCGACGCATGACCGCCCCCGCGAGCCTCGCCCCCGGAGGGCGGATGAAAGGAGAGACGACATGAAAAGTGAGATCATTGAGCGCCTGCTGGCAAGGGTGGCCGAGCTGTCGGCGGAATTTGAAGAGATGCGCCACGAGCGCGACGAGGCCCGAGCACGGGCGGCGGCTGCGTATGAGGCGGCGGCACAGGTCTGCGACGTGATGCAATGCGCCGACGCCGCGAGGGTCATTCGAGGCGGCATCCGCGCGCCCGACGAGGACGCCCTCACCGCAGCGCTGGAGAAGGCGCGGGCCGAGGAAAGGAAGCGGTGTGCGGAGGTTGTCGAGAGCTTTGCAAAACAGGCTGACGCTTACGCTGAGTTGGCCGATTTGCAGCCATTCAAGAGGCTTTCCGAGCAAGACGCTAAAATTCTGAGAATTGTCGCTCGCGCGATCCGCAACACGGGAGAGACGACATGACAATCGATCTGCGCTGGCTGCTGCCGGTGGTGGCTCTTTACGCGCCCGGCCTGCTCATGCTCATTGGAGCTTGGGCGTTGGGGTATACGACGGAAGAAATTAGGGGGCCTGTTGGCGTGCTGGGCCTGCTGACGGGCAGTCTCTTTTCAGTATTTGTCGTGGCGCTGTGCCTTTGCGACGACATCCCCCCGATGCGCGTTCGCCTGTGGGGGCGGGGCGACGAATGACCCTACTCACCGACAGTGCGCCGAAGGCTCGCAAGCACCATCGCTGCGACGATTGCGGCGGATGGATCGCGCCGGGCGCGGTCTACCGGCTATCGAAGATACAGGATGACGGGACAGTGTACCCGTGGCGTCAGCACCTGGACTGCTTCGCAATGGCCCACGATGTCGAAATAGCTGACGGCGACTACTACCACGACGGAAGGCCGCCGCTTTGCCAAGACGAGGGCGTATTGGATGATCTGGACCTCTGGCGCGGGCGCTATCCCCACGTCGTCTGCCGGATCGAGCTACAGCAGCAGCTCTATTGGGCGAGGAAGGGCGACGAATGACAGCGCCGCGCGACATCGCCGCGATGCTGCATGGGCTGGCACGGCTGCACGTCGCGCTCGGCCGCATGGAGGGCGCCGGGGTCAGCACGCGCGGCTGGAGCTACAACGGCCTCGTAGATGGCGTGCTTGCATTGTCCCTGCCCGACAGTGGCCACGAGGCCCGCTCCATCGCCACGCTTTTCGACACGCTGGACGGTGTGGCCGAAATCGGCCCGGCCGCCGTCGAGCACCTGCACCAGTTGCGGAGGATGGGAGAGACGACATGAGCGATCTGGAAGCCGTGAAGGCGGCACGGAATACGCTGGCGCAGGAGGCGCTTGCTCGCATCAAAGCCCTAGAGGCCGACCTTGCCGCCGAGAAGGCGCGGGCCGACGCGCTGGCCGAGAAGCTGGCGATGCGCACAGGAGTCCCGCACGACGACCGCTATGTCTTGGTCGCTTGGCGGTGGTCAAAGGGCGTCTCGTTTTCGGTGGCCCACTATTGGTGGCATGAAGACGACCTCGAACTGCGCTGGAAAGACGAAGACGGCGGGCTGCTTTGCGAAAACCATGAGGTAGTGGGCTGGTGGGAGCTTGAGCCGTTCCGCGATGCCCTCGCCCCTACACAGGAGGACAACACCGATGACTGACAGGTATGAAAGCATGACGAGCCACGACCTCGTGGAGGAGATGGTCGCATGGCAAGCCGTGGCCGACGCGCCGAAAGGGCCGGGTGGGCCGTCGAATGGTGCCCGCAAAGAAGCAATTCGCCAAATGCGCTTGGCTGAGGCGTGGTATCACAGAAAGGCCAAGCGATGACTGACACCCCCGACACCACCCGCAAGGAAGCGCCTGAGCGCATCCTGTGCATCAAAGACCTAGCGGCCGAGCGGGACGAAGCCCGCGCACGGGCGGCGGCTGCGTATGAGGCAGCGGCCCGGCGTGCTCAATACTACGAGCGCATCCTCCCCCGCGCGGATCAGTCCGCCTACGGCTTGGCCCGCGAAGAGGCCGCCTCGGACATCTCCGCTCTCGCCACCGACGCCGAGCGGGACGCCCTCACCGCCGCGCTGGAACGGGCGCGGACCGAGGAAAGGGAGGCGTGTGCGAAGGTGGCGGAGGACGCCATAATAGACGGTCTGGAGGGGCTGTATGATCTAGCCCATCCATACGATCAAGGGTGGGTCCGGTCCGCAAAACGCATCACCGCCACCATCCGCGCGCGGGGGAAGGGCGACGAATGACAGCGCCGCGCCTGACGCCTTCGGAGATCGAGCGCACCGTCTCGGCCGCCAAGCGCGCGGGCGCGGTGCGCGTGCGGATCGAGGCGCACGGGCGCACTTATCAGTTTGACCTGCGCGAAGAGACCGCCGAACCTGCCGATGAATTTGATTTGGTGGACATGAGGCGATGACGCGCAAGGATCTGCCGCCCTACGTCTACGCCGAGACGGTCAAGGGGCACACCTACCACTACTTTCGGCGCGGCAAGGGGCCTCGCGTGCGGGTCTATCCGGACGATCCGGGGTTCTGGGCGCGGTATCACATCCTGCGCGAAGGCCGCACACCTATCCCCGCCGCCAAGACGCTGAAAAAGCTGGCCACCAGCTACCGCCGCTCAAGCCGCTACACCGCGCTCGCGCCGCGCACGCGGGCCGACTATGACAAGGTGCTCGCCTATATCGAGCGCCGGATGCCCGATCTTTCGGCGGTCAAGATGCAGCGGAAGGACGTGATCCGCGCCCAGAGCGCCAACGCCGATGCAGTCCGCTTCGCGAACTATGTCGTGCAGGTGTTTTCGGTTCTGTTCGAGCACGCCATCGATCAGGGCTGGCGCAGCGACAATCCGGCCAAGGGCGTTCGCAGGCTCAAGGGCACGCAGATCGATCGCCAGCCGTGGCCCGTGGATATGGTCGAAGCCTACCGCGCCAAGGCGACAGGCCGCGCGCTTCTGGTGTTCGAGCTGGCGCTCGGCACGGGGCAGCGCATCGGTGACGTGCTGAGGATGCAGTGGGGCCACGTCGAGGGCGATGCGATCCGGGTCAGGCAAGGGAAGACCGGGGCCGACCTGCTGATTCCGCTCACGGCTCGTCTGCAGGCGGTGCTGCGGTCAACGCCGCGCACCGGGCTCTACATCGTGGCGGGAAAGCACGGGGCGCCGCTGTCCTACAGGCAAGCGTCACACGCCGTGCGGGCGGTGCGGGAGCAGATCGGCGCGGAGGCATACGACATCCACGCGCTGCGCTACACGGCGGCTTCGGAACTCGCCGAGGCGGGATGCAGCGATGAACTGATTCAGGCCGTCACCGGCCACAGGAGCGCGGCGATGGTGCGCCGCTACAGCGCGGCGGCCCGTCAGAAGGCGCGGGCGCGGCAGGCACAGGAGAAGCGGGAATGACGGGCGGAACAGAACGGGTCCGGAACATGAAAGCCCCGAACCGCGCCCCGAACGCCCTTGCGGCTTCCGACGGTTTCCGTTACGGGTCAAGTGCTTGGCGAGTTGGCGGAGTGGTTACGCAGCGGATTGCAAATCCGGCGGGGGCCACTGTTTTTCCACGCTTTCCCGCCCCGAAAATCCCCGGACATGTTAGAAACGAAGCGTGAAAGCCCCGAACAGGAGGATGGCGGATGAGTGACGATACCGACACGACCCCCGAGGCGGCGGCGCGGCTGCTGATAACGTGGCTGGATCAGGAAGCGGAGGCCATGCTGGGCCCGGCCGGGTCTGATTACTCACGCGAGCCCCTTGCGGTTTATAGCGAATGCCGGACGGCACTGCGCGCCCTCTCTGCCCGCGTGGCCGAGTTGGAGGCCGAGCGCGACGAAGCCCTGAACCAGCTAGACAGCGAACGCCACGCTCGTGAAACCATAGAGCGCCGGGCGGCGCAGTTTTTAGCAGAGCGCGACGAGGCCCTCACGCGGGCGGGAGCGGCGTATGAGGTGACGGCGAGCGTCATGTCCGACGCGCGGGCCAACGCGCGGGCCGACGAGCGCAGGAGGGTTCTGGAGGAGGTTTCGGAAGCGTGGTCACTGGCGATCGAGAACGGCGTGGCGAGCTTGAATCAACCGGCCGCCGAAGAGCTAAAGCGCAGGTATCCGCACTTGGTGGCGTTCTGTGAATGGCTGGGCAAGATGGAGGGCGACGGATGAGTGACGACTACCACCGCGGTTTCCAGGATGGCTACGTCGCAGCCATGGAAGCCGCCCGCAAAGAGCTGTCGCGTTTTTCTCGGCCGCCTGATCATGACAGGGTGTCCGACTTCGCCCGAGGCAATGGGCACGGCGTCGCGATGTGTCAGGACGCGATCGAAAAAATCTCCGGCGTGCCTGACTTTTCGATCCACAAGATGGAGCCGCCGCCCGATGCTGGTGGGCTGGTCTTCAGGGGCGGGACGCGCGGTGATGACTGGGTAGTCATAACCGATGACGCCGACGACGTGCACTTCCGCCGCGCCACGTGGCATGACCAAGAGGACGACGGATGAGTGACGAACTGGAGCGCCTGCGCGAGCGGGTGGCGAAACTGGAAGCCGAGATCGACCTGCTGCACGCGCTTATGCCGCCGGAGGTGGGCTCAGTCGCTGAATGGCGACCAGACGCAGGACCGCTCATCACCCGCCTTGAGAACTGCGTCATCTTGCTGCGCAAGCGGCCCGAGCCGAGCGAGCGGGGGGGGGGATGACTGGCGCGACCTGCCTTTCACGACAGAGCCGCGCCTAGTCCGGCACGCCGAAGCGCACGGCTGGAATGAAACCCGTGCTCCGCGAGACAGCGGAGGGTATCATGGCGTCGAACCGGGCTCAATACAGGAGAACGACGGATGAGTGACGACTACAAGCGCGGCTTCGAGGACGGCTACCGCGCGGCGATCGAGGACGCAAAGAAGGCGGCGCCCGAGTTTCCATACATGGGGCGCTACGAGTTTGCCCCTGAGATTGTGCGATCTCGACTGGACGCTAACGCGGCCTATCAGAACGCCATCGGGCGGCTCTGCCCTAAGCCGCCCGCTTGATAGGATCGAGGGCCTAGAACCATTCCGTGCGCCGGAGTACCTGGCCCTCGTGCGGATGGTGAATGAACGCCTCAACCGCCTGCCGGTTGATGTAACCGTTCCGGTGGTGCCAGCCGTCAGGCGGCGAGGGCGAGCGGATGTATTCGACGTGCAAATTATCGCCCTCCTGCGCCCCGCCTCCGGTGCCGACAACCGTCATTCCGATGTGGTCTTTTTCGCGCTGTTGCGGGCGCACGCCAAGTCCGCGGCGCATCTTGTGGTGCATGTGGTGCAGGTAGAAATACAGGTGCGGGCACTCCGATATGTGCGAGCGCGCTTCGACCTGCATCAACATCGGCAGATCCCGCTCGGCTGCGCCGTCGCCGTGTGAAAAGCCTGACAGCGACGTGCCGAAGCGGTAGTATTTCCGATGCTGCTCGGAAAGCATGTAAGGGCTAGCGTTCACGTTGTCGTGGCCTTCGAACATGGCCCCAATCGCCTGCGCCACGCAAAACCCGAGAACCCAATCGTGATTGGACGGCACAAACATGATGTCCATGTCAAGCCCCATTTCAAGGCCGAGGCGGGCAATCCTTGTGTAAGCGCGCTGCGCCACGCGGTAGATGTGAAACAGGTTGCACGACACATCCTGCGGGGTGCCCGCCGTGGTGGTCTTGCGCGGCGTGTCAATGTGCGAAATGTCGTTGCCGATCACGAAAAGCACGCGCGTCACGCCTTCGCGAAGGCCCCATTCCATGAGCATCCGCGAGCCCTCGACAAGCCGGTGCTCGGCCACCTTTTCATCGTAGGAGAAGCCGGTTTCGCTGACGACGGACAGCTTGCCGATATGCACATCGGCCGGGTCCAATATCAGAAGGTTGCCGGGCCGCGTCTCGAAGCGCGGGGGGAGATCGAGCTTTACGCTTGCCGCTACGTCTTCCAGCGTTTCGCGGATCGTCTCCTTGAAATCGACTTCATCGCCGCCGGGCATCTTCCACATGACGGTGTTGAAACTGCCGCTTTCGTCCTTGATGCGGCGATAGCCAAAACACGCCGCATCCGGCGAAATCCCGGTTTCCTCAAGCGCGGAGCGGATGCCGGGGTCTAGCTCCTGCATCCGCGCAAACTTCGCGCGCTTGCGGCGTAGGGTGCGCTCGTGCACGCCGAGGGCTTCGGCGGCGGCTGAGTTTGTGCCGTGCTGCTCAAACGCGGCTTGGCATTCCTCTGGCGTCGGCATGTTACAGCGCCTCGCCGCGCACCGGGTCAAGCCGCGCGAACGCGCCGCCCGCCGCCCGCAAGCACGCCGTACCATCGGGCTCGATGGTCACGATGGACCAGGAGCCGGTTTCCGGGTTGGCCCATAGCTGCATGATGGCGCCGTCGCCGGTGAGCCCTTCGCTGTGCGCGACCTCGCCGTAGCGGTCTGTCAGAAGCTCGGCCATCTGATCTACCGGGCCGCAAGGTGCTTGCCCAAGCGCAGGCACAGGCATACATACCGCGAGCGCGGCGGCTAGTCGTCTCATAGCTATCTCCTGTGGATTGAGCGGGTAGTGGGTCAGTTTGAAATCAGAAAGTGACGCCTCGCGCGAGGCGGGGTTTGCGCCAAGCCCAGCCGGGCACTACCTTAGGAGCATGACCGACAAGCCTAAGAGACCCCGGGACGCCAACCAGCTTGCTAAGTTCATCGTGGACTTGGCGACGGGCGAGGCGTCGGAAGACGACGCCGACGTGAACGAAGGCCAACGCGAGGGCGGCAAGAAGGGCGGCAAGGCCCGCGCCGACAAACTGACCGCCGAGCAGCGGTCCGAGATAGCCCGCAAGGCCGCTAAGGCGCGTTGGGACTAGCGCGACGAATCAGCCTGTGTTATAAGGGGGATGGTTCGGTCCCTGCGCGGTGACGGTGGGATTCGAACCCACGGGGGCGCTCTTTCACCTTCACCCCGTCGCATTTTGAGTGCGCTGCCTTAAGCCGCTCAGCCACGTCACCCACAGGGCCGGATTCGTCCGGCCCTTTTCTTTTGCCAGATCGCACGCGACGGGTCAGCGGAGACGACGTGTTTATTCCGACGTGCTTGGTATTGCGCCGCCATCCGGGCTGTGCGATAAAGCCGTCATGGATGCTCTAGACAATATGATTTCAGAAAAGCGCGCCGAAGCTGAGAGGCTTCGTGAGCAGGTTCGCGTCTTGGAGGCTGAACTTGCCGCCCTACAGCTTGCGGCACAACTCCGGCCCGCCCCAACATCTAAGCGGCCAGCCAAGGCCGCCCGCTCTGGCGGAGGGCGCAGGCCTGGGGACATTTCACGTGACTGGCGGGCAATCCTTGGGGCCATCTATTCGCGTGGCAACGCGGTTTCATATGAAGATGTTGCCGCTGTGGCCGCCGAACAAGGCAACGATTTGGCGCCGTCCAGTGTGCGGGACCGTGTGCGAAACATGGTTAAGACCGGCCTTATGGAAGGAAACCCACAAGACGGCTTCACCGTCACAGAAGATGCTGCGGAGCGGTTCGACTTCGCCAAAGAGAATGAGGGGGCCGCAGCCCCCTCAGACGATGAGGTGCGCACCTCTGACACAGGTGGTTACCTCTTTGATCCCAACCCAGCCCAACGCGGCGCATGAGAAAGGAGTAACCTTGTGTGGCAAACCGCTTTGAGATCTAGCGCCGCGTAGCGCGGATCGAGAAAACTCGAAGGCGAACGGGGCGGCCTGCGGTGCCGTCCCGTTTTCGTTAGCACACCCTGATTCCAAAGGGAATCCCCAAATCGAACTGAGGTGCAGTTGCCGAGTTATGGTATCGTTGCTACATGACCTTACGCTCAAGCCGCAGCAAAGGAGATGGACAGGTGGCTTTCAGTCTTCTAGACCTTCTGCGCTGGGGTGCCAGCCCAAACAAGGAAAAGTCGGTTTTTGCTTCTGAAAAAGAAGCTTACGACTTTTGCAGGTCGGTTTATCGCGATACAGGTGGTGTAACCCCCGAGCTTCGGCGGGCATTTGAGGCCTATCAGCACGCGATAAATGACCAGTGTTACTCCGGAGAACGTTCCGCCGAAAATCACGCTTAGACACGTTTCATCACGAAACGACCTGAAGAACTTTGTCTGTGGCAATCGTGAAATCGACACCTGGGCAAAGAGCAAGGCGCACAAGCTTCATGACCGCGGTAGGGTGAGTGTAACTGTTGCGTGCGCAGACGGCAGTAACTCACCTTGTGGCTTCTATTCGCTCACGCACAATGTTGCGGAAACGAGCAAACTGCTACGTCGCGAAGATCGGGATGTTTGGGACAAGGCCCCCAAAGAGGATGGCCCCACACCGCTTATGATACTTCCAATCTGGACTATTGCAGACCTCTTCGGCGGCTAGATTTCAAACTGACCCACTACCGATTGAGCGGCGAGGGGTGGCAGCCCCGTGCCGCCGCGTGTATAGTGTTGGCGGGCTGTGACGCT